AAGATACATGCGTCCGTAACCAGCGCCGTCATGTCCACGCCAGTTTTCCCGCTGGAGCAAAAGACTTCCATCACGCGGCCATCCTCGCCAAAGCCAAATCCAACTAGGAATTCGTGATTGCCGTGCTGGACAACGTGGGTTTCGCTGCGGCGCCAGTTGGGGAGGGGTTGGCGGGTCACCGTCCCGCTCCATATTCCAGCAGATCGGCGGCGTGTTGATCGGATTGTGCTTGTGCTAGGGTTGGGCGGTAAGGCGCTTCATCACGGATTGCGCTCGCTCCCATGTCGCAATAAAGCTCCAGATCGAACCGGCGTCCATGACGGTTCTTGAGTGCCAGCAATTCCATCCGATTTGCGCAGGCGGCAAGTTCGCCCTTCCATGCCAGCCATGCCGGATCGCCGGGAAGCGCATCGGTGGGCTTTCGGTTTTCGACGAAGTAGGCCGGCCGAGATGGCGATAGCACCAAATCAGCTTCGTTTCCGATGGCTTTGGATTCGCGAAGATCTGCCAACTGCGGTCTCTTTTCTTCCTTGCCGCGGGCCATATCGTTTTCGTTCATCTGCGATCCTACCATGACCGGCCAGCCAAGGCGTTTTGCCAAAGATTTCACACCGCGCGCGATTGATGCCACGACTTGCTCCCTGTTCTGCCCGCGGGGATCGGTGGCGCTAACGATCTGCAAATAGTCGATTGCCACGATACCGAGTTGTCCACGGTGCTTGGAAGCGAATGCTCGCGCTCGCGCCGTAATCTGCTGTATTGTCAGGTCATCCTCATCGTGGATTTCAAACGGCAATCCGTGGAGCGCCTGCATGGCATTTCCAAATCGGAAAATTTCTTCATTGTTGATCCGCGCATTACGCACCCGCGAATACCATAGTGGCTTTGTAGCGGTATCAAAATCCAGGTCGCATACCATACGCTCAACCCATTGGCGGCGCATCATTTCGAGGGAGAATACGATTGTAGGAATTTCAGCACGCGCTGTGTTGAGGCAAACGGAACCGAGAAGTGCGGTTTTTCCCATTCCACTTTTGCCAGCGATCACAATCATATCACCGCCGCGCAAGCCGCCTATCTCTTCATCCAACTTGCGCAAACCAGTTTTAACCATCGGTACAGGTTTTCCAATTGCGACAGCCTCAACTTCCTTCAGGCTTTCCATCGCAATGTCGTAGGCGGACATAATTGGTTTGGCCGTAGCGCGACCGAGATTCAGCAATGCTTCTGTGGTTTGCTCCGAAATGCGTTTGGCCGGCATTTCATGCGGTTGTTCGTAAGCTGCATTGACCAAATCTTCGCCAATTCGGATCAATCCACGCCGCGTTGCCAATTCTACCAATATGCGCGCGTAATCGAGAATGTTTGGCATCGCCGGTGCGGATTGCGCCAGATCGGCGAGATAGGTGTAACCACCAACTTCCTGAAGCCCCGGATCGGCCTTCATCACAGCATGCAAAACGAGCGGCGTGACATTGCCTTCAAGAATGAGGACCAGCATCATATCGTAAATGCGCGCGTGCAGCGGATCATAAAAGTGGAAATGTTCAAGATCCGTTGCGATCACGTCTATTATAGAATTATCGACTAGCAAGCTTCCCAAAACTGCCTGCTCAATTTCGATGTCATAGGGAACATGTCTATAAGCTTCCTGTTCCATCACCGCTCAATCCACCAAGGCTTCCAATCCGATGCTGGAATGCCACGATCACCGGCAAGAATATCCGATGCGGGACGATGTCTCAGTGCGTGCGCAAGCCGATCCAGCGCCTCAAGCAAACCGTTCGGCATCCCTCGGCGCGCAATAGATCCGTCAATTTGTTTGGATGTCATGTTCTCCCAGCCTTTCTTTGAGGAACCCCGACCGACCGGAGGGCTGGGTGGCTACCGACCGGCCGGAATTCTCATTCCGTCAGGCGCTTTGCAACACGACCCTGACGCAGTTTTGATGACGTGAATTGCAAAAATTGGCAAGCGAAAAAAGATTAATCAGATGTGAATAACTCGGATTGCCGCGCGTCCATGCGGTCCAGCATTCGCAGCACAGTTTCGCCCTTGTATTTGCGGTCCCAAACAAACCAAGCATTGAGCATCGGCGGTGCGCCTTGGCCCGTGAAATCGATCTTCCACCGCATGAGATAAACGCGAGCTGGCGGATATTTAGCCCAGAATGGACCGAGACCACCAGCGCCGGGAAAATTCCAATTCAGCAATAACGCCATGTATTCGACGTTCAATACATCAAGGGCGTGATATAGCCACCGCGCTTTGCCGTTTCTCCAACCGCATTGATCGAAGGGTGGATTCGTCAGGATGGCCGGAAAGGCGGCAACCTTGAAGTCGTAAAAGTCGCGCACTGTCTTTGCCGCGCCACGCTGCACAAGATCACTGGCGAACGTCGTAAGGCCGACGGTTTTGCATTCGCGCACCATCGCGCCATTACCGCATGCAGGCTCCCAGACGCCATCGAATTCTCGCAGCCGATCAATCTTCGCATGCAGAATCGCGCGCGTCGGTTCTGGCGGTGTCGGGTAGAATTCTTGCGGCTCACGCTCCAGATGTTCGACGCGCTGATAACTTCCATCTAGGTCACGCTGCACAACCGGTTTTGATTTCTTGCCTGTCGCCCTGAAGAGCCCGCGTGCCGACGCCGTCACATCTTCACTCCCGCCTGCCGTTCCGCATGTGCCCTTGCCAGATATAGCCTTGGAAACCGCATGCAGAAAAAAACTCCCTTCGGATCCCGAACCCAATCTTTCGGCGTAACAACCCAGCGCCATTTTCTTTGTCGTTCAATCAGCCATGTACCACGCGGGCCGTCAACACGGTAAGATCGCATTCCGTACTTGCGTAACCCTTTGTAGGAATTAGGACGGGGCATTGGTTCAATGCCTGAGAAATGCGACGGGACGTTTTGAATGCCAGCAAAGGCCGCATGTGCCGCATGACCTTGTTTTTCCAGTTTGTGCTGGGCAAACGATTGCGTTTGGCGGACAATCTTCAACATTATCAATGACCAGCGTGCGCGTGCCTTTCTGCGCTCCCGATGTGCGAATGCTAAAGCGTTCCCACCGGTTTTCGCAAAGTCGCTGTACCGCTGCCCCGATAGCTGTTGATGTTTGTCGCGCCGTATAACCGAAGACATTCAGGTTTTCGAAATGATCAAGAGCCGCTTCCCATAGATCGACATAGGCGACTGAATAGAAATCGCCGAGCACATGAAGGCGCACGACAAAGCCGCGCCGATGTTTACGATTGAGGGCGTGAAGTTCGGCCCAAAGTTCGCGCTCGAATTGCGAACCATGCGGAGATCGTTTGGCCCATTGCATAGAATTTCCGTAGCAGCCTTTCCAAAGAACACAGTCGCGGGGACAAGTTTTGCGCTCTTCCAGTGTCAGCGTATAGATCGGCATGCCTTTCCAGCGCCCTTTGACAACGCATCGGCCGAGTTTCACCGAATGATGTCCAGGGCGCAGGTGGGTGACGCCGCGCAAAACTTGGCGCGGAAAGAGCGTGCGCCCTTCGATGAATGCCGCATGATCCTCACGTACATGTCCGCGTTTGCGACCGTTCCAGTGGAGATTATATCGGGTAATCGCGCCATTAAGCTGACCTGTTGTGAGGCCCATTGCGGAGCGTATCTCACGGGGCTTTTGTTTTGCGAACCACCGGCTTTCCAATTCGCCGCGCATCTCGCTTGTCCATCGCATGAGATTCTCCTTGAAAAAGCGGTGTGGTCAGATGTGCGCTATGTGGTTCAAGAACTTCCAGCACATAACTCGCGATCACCAAAGCATCCGCGGCGTGATCATCACAAGCGGGCCAGCCACGCTGACGGCATGCACGGATCACCGCAGCTTTGATGTCTTTCGACTTGCGCGGTACTTTCGTCAGGAAAGCGCGCCTTGCTGTGGATTCGTCCCATTCGGTGCAGCGCAAATGAAGTTCATCCGCTACGGCTTCGATATGCCAAATGATGCCCATTAGGGGCCGTAACGCCTTTGGATCGACGGGCCTGGCGGAAGGCCATATTTTGCGGCCGTTGAGAATGAACGGTTTGCCGCGAATCGAACCGACAAACGGAGTGGCAAATGCAATCACGGTAGGCTTTTGATCGCAGATAAGGCTTCGCAAGATTTGATCGAAATGCCGTGCCGTGACGCCGCGGTTATCGCCATCGCGCCGCAACTCACGGCTCCCGGAGACAACTTTCATGTTGCCGCCGAGAGCCGCATAGCCACAAGTGAGACCGGCGTCGATTGCGAGAACGCGCATTTTACTTTGGCGTCCGTGGCGGTTTTGCCAGTTTGCCTTCGATGTAACGCTCGAATTCTGTGCCGGCGAACGCCGCGCGCAAGGTTTCGATTTCGTCGCGCTCATCCTGTTCCAGCTGCATCTCTTCTTCTTCCGCGCGCATTGCAGCCAGCAAACGCCGGAATTCCTTGCGCAACGTCTTGCGGCTGCAACCGATGTCATTGGCGCCGTCTTCATACAGCTTTTTGAAATCAGCCTTATAACCGCCCATGTCGCTGTCCATGTCTTTCTGGAGAGCAAGCAATTTCTGCATCAGCGGTTCGGCTTTGCGGCGGACTTCAATGATGTTGTCGCCCATGCCGCGTTCGCGTTTTTCTTTGCGGCCCTTTTTCGGCTTGTCTGGATCGGTAGTTACTTTTTCGGCCATGTCGAAATTATCCTTTTGTACGATTGAGGTCAGGTTGCGCAGTTTTCCCGCTGCGGACTGACCGGCCGCGCGGAATTTGTCGAAGAGCGAAGGCATTCATTTGCGCCGACGCGGATAAAGATCGGGGCGAAGATCGTGTTCTGTTGGAATGCGTTTCAGCGATTCCTTGGTGCGCCGGACAGCATCCGCAACCGGGATGACCCATTTGTCCGGCACCGTTTTCCACTGGCAGATTTGCTGCTTGCTCGCGCCGATCTGTTTAGCTAGAGCCGTGCCGCCCACCAACGATCTTCACGGCCATTTTCAAGGCTTCTTCAGGCGTCATAGCTAAATGCGCTTTTCAAGTTCAGCCATTTCACGCTTGAGGGCAGCAATCTTTTTGGCGGCCTTCTCTTTTTCACGCATACCGGAAAGAATATTAGCCACAGTAGCGCGACCATATTTTTTGACGAGCCGAAGCACCTCCGGTTTTGCTGCCGCGCGATCTGCTTTGCGTTTTTCCAATGGTGTCATGTTTTGGTCTCCTTGGGTTTAAGTTGGGAATGTCCAGCTACGGAATGAGATCGGAAAAATCGACGCCGGCATCGCGCAGACGGCCAAACAGAATGTCCATGGCTGCATCTTTCTGCCGCAGAGCATCTTCGATCCGATGGCGAGCATCGCGCTCACTGCCTAGATTGTTCTCCATGCGCAGGAATTCTCTATCGAGTTCATCTGCCAGTAACGAATTGGTTTGGCGGCACCGTTGGATGAGAGTTGTGTAATGCGCCATTTCAGCCTCTTGCGAATCATCTTTACCAAAATATAGGCATGCATTTTACGTGGGTAAAGATATTTCGCTTGCGGAATAACGCAGGATTTGCGTAAGGTGCCCCCGTAGCGCTCACAAAGCGCAATCTTCCCGATAGGGCAAAATGATCAATTTTCCAATGTTTTCAGCATGACAGCGCGGCCAGCCGAACTTGTGCGACGGACGAATCAGGCGCTTGCCGCCATCTATTCGACCGCCCATCCCAAAGGACTGACAATCCCGCAATTCGCGGTTTTGGATGTGCTGCGAACCGAAGGACCGAAATTCCTCTGGCAACTTGTCGAAGCTACAGGAATCGACCGTTCCAGCATGAGCGAAATGGTCAAAAGGCTTGCCCGCGAAGGGCTTGTGAAGATTGAGCGGGACGAACGCGATGCACGGCGGATGCGCGCCACCATCACGATTATGGGCCGCAAGGCCGCGCGTAAGGCCGAAACACCGCTTTGGAACGCCGAAGTCGATTTGATGGCGAAACTGACGCCGCAGGAACGGGGATTTTTCATAAAGGCCATGGGGATTATTGCTGGCGGAGTGCGAAGGCTGTGAATTTGCAAACGCAATCCGCCCTTGCGGACGCAACGGAAGAAGAAGGAGATACGACATGAGCGCGACCACCAAACACACGGCAAAAGGCCTTTACATTGTCGATGGCAGAAAGATGGGCGGCAAGACCGTTCTTGTCATGGCATCTACCGCCGGCGGCAGCAATTTTGTGGTCGCGGAGTTTCACGACAAGACCGGGCTTCGTGGTGGCGATCTTCCGGCGTTGCTCAATGCCACATTATACGCCGCTGCACCGGAGTTGCTGAATCTTCTGGAGCGCGTCGTCGAAACCGTCGATTTTGAGCGCGGCACAAAAGGTAGCGAATATGAAGATGAGGCTGAGCCGCTTCTAATCAAAGTGCGCGCCGCCATTGCTAAAGCCACAGGTGATGCATGAGCGATCTAGGAAGATGCTGCAAAGGCATTTATCGGAACTACTCGTTATATCAGTGCAGCGCCAAGGCGTCCGTAGAGCGCGATGGCAAGTTCTACTGTGGTCGGCATGATCCGGTAAAGTGCAAGGCTAAAAGCGATGCCAGGCATACGGCATTTCTCGCTGAGGTTGAGGTGCGTGAAAAGCAGCGGAAAAAAGAACGGGCAGCAGAAGAATTGCTTGAGCAATTAAAGTTTGCTGTTTCATGGATTGAGGATTTGCCGCGCAAACGTGCAAGTCATCAACTCCTTGACGTGCATTTGGATAAAATGCGGGCCGTGATTGCTAAAGCCGAAGGTACGCCATGAGCAATATGCCGACATCGCTAGCACCCAAAATGCTTGCTCAATACGTTTCGCGCGCCCGAAATTGCGAAGCTACAAAAATGATCGGAGACGATATTTACGTTTTTGAAGAACGTGGATGGAAAACGACGATCATTGGTCCGCTAAACGTTGCAGTTGGGCATACAATCCGCGTCCCAATAATTCCCGGAAAATGAGGCGAAGCCATGAGCGAATCCACCTCCGGCCTTAAACCCGCCACCCGAACCGAAGCGGAAGCGCGGGCGGAATGCGAACGCCTCGTTTTCGAAATCCACAACGGCTTCGGCAGCAAGGACCCCGGTGGCGATCCGTGGCCGGTTGGCTATATCAGCGTCAATAGTCCGCGCCATCCCATTATCGAAGTCCGGGCAATGCAAGTGTTGGGGAGCGCGGCCGACTGGAAACGTGCAGGCGCGAATTTGATCCTGCGACTCCGCTCGCATGACGCGCTGGTGAAGGCCGCGGAATCCGCCCTCGAATTCGCCAAAATGGAACTCGATCTCCGCCTGCCATCCGAAGACCCCGAATATATCAGTTATGCGCAGAAAGCTGTCGATGATCTGACCGCTGCCCTCAAGATTGCGAGGGGCGAATGAGCAAGCCCCGCAGTATACAGGACGAACTTCGCGATCCTGTGAGTGCCTTATTCGATCCAGATATTTATGACCGCGCGGCTGACAGGATAGACGCGCTGGAGAAGGCGCTGCGAAGCGTCGATGAATGGGCGTCAGATAAAAGCAAATACAATGAGAGATCCGTCATCGCGGAAGTCCGTGCTACGCTCGCCTCAAAGAGAAAGTAAATGAGCGCCAGTCATCTCATCCTGTTCGACGCGAGTGGATTTGCGTTCAGGGCATATGCCACGCAAAACCCCGTATATCGCGAGAGCGATGGCGCCCCTGTCGGTGCCACCCTCGGTTTCATGCAAATGATCTGGAAAACCCTTGGCGCGGCGGAAGTGGACCGCCCGACGCACGGCGCCGCAGTATTCGACGCTCCCGGCAAGAACTTCCGCCATGATCTATTTCCGAACTACAAGGCAAATCGCCCCGCCGCGCGGCCACTGGAATTGGACGATCAACTGCCCGTCATGCAGCTGGCGGCGGATGCTTTGGGTTTGCGCACCATCGAAAAGGTCGGTTTTGAGGCTGATGATCTTGTGGCGACCTTGGCGGCGCGGGCGCGGCGCGAGGGAATGCGGGTTACGATTGTCAGTTCAGACAAGGATTTTGGTCAGTTGGTTGTGGATGGCGAAATCGAAATCGTCGATCCCTTGCTCAAACGCCGATCTCTGTCTGCCGATGTCATCGAGAAATTCGGTGTCGGGCCTGAATTAGTCCCGGACGTGCAGGCGCTGGCCGGGGATGCGGTGGACAACGTTCCGGGCGTCGATGGCTGCGGGCTTAAGCGCGCCGGGGCATTAATCCGCCGCTTTGGAAGTCTGGAGGGTGTTCTGGAGGGCGCGAACGGCATCCATTGGCCCCAGGTCAAAACCTATCTGAAACGCAAACACCGCTATCCCGGAATCGCGGAATCGCGGACGGGGGCAGATTGGGCGCGACTATTCCTGAAATTGGTGACTTTGCGTCAGGACGTAGAGTTAGACGTCGGGCCGGCAGACTTCGAACGTCAGCCCATCATGCGCCGCCATCTGGACGAAATCCTGCGGGTGCTGGAGGCCACGTCTCACGCCGAGCGAATATTCCAGCTTGATCCGAAAATGGTCCGCGTGGTGCCTCCTATGGCCGATCCAGAGGAATGGTGGCGGGAAGAACTTTTGCATCCGGGACAGCCCGTCCCAGACATGCCGCAATGTGGATTTTATCGCCGCAAATTGGTAAAGGGCGGCCCCTTTGTGCCGGCGCGCATCTGGCGCGAACCCGAAGTCGATCTGCAGGGTAAGCCGACAGGTCAAGACTTGTTGCGCTGCGAAGTTGGTGGAAAGCCGCGCGATCCGTTTGCCGAATGGGTACGCCTGTCGATGATGCCCATAAAGAAATCCGAATATGCGTTCGAACAGGCCGATGCCGCGCATGCGAAAGTATTTCGCCCGGATGATCCGAAGGCCAACCCACGAATTCCCATAGACATCACCAAGCTACCGGCGCCGCGGTGTCCGGTGCCAACCCCGAAACGTAGAAGGAAATACGACAATGTCTGACGCCCCGGCTCCGATTGGCCACAATTCCCCGCCCGTCACCATCCCGAGCGAAGTGGACATGCTGGGCGATCTGCAACGCCGCTATCCTGAGATCGAAAGCCGCCTGAAAGAATGGGAAGGCGCGCTTGCGGAGTTTCCGGAAGATCTGTCGCTCGACCAGGAAGACGTTGCCGGCAAACTGCAAGATTTGTTGGGCCAAATCGGCAAGACCAGCCGAGCGTGGACAAAGAGCGATATGGCGGCGGAGAAGTCGCCACTCAATAAGCTGCTGAAAGTGGTGGGGAATTTCTTCACCAAGGGCCAGGAAAAAGCCCAAGCATTGTTGGACAAGTGGGAACCTGTCCATCACGCATTCCTCGACAAAAAACGAGCCGAAACGGCACGGCGATTGGAGGAAGAAGCGGCATTGCAGCGGGAGAAAGAACGGCTGGCGCGTGAAGCTGCCGAGCGAGCGGAAGAGGAAGCACGCGCCGCCGAAGAACGCGCCGCCGAGGAACGCCGGAAGGAGCAGGAAGCTCGCGAAGTGGCTGAGCGTGCAGCCCGTGAGGCCGAGGAAGCCAAGGCACGGACTGCTGCCCGACTGGCCGAAGAAAAGCGGCTGGCGGACGAAAAGAAGGCGCGGGACCGGGCGGAGAAAGAGCGCAATGCAGAAAGCCTGAAACAAATCCGCGTGCACATGAAGACCGTTGAAAAGCTGCACCAACTCGACGGCGTTGATGAAGCCACACCGGAAGAAATGATCCAGCTTGAAGACATGGTAAGGCACGGCGGAATCATCGGTTTGCTGGCCGGACCTGTCGCGGCGTCAGACTTGTTAGATGACGAACAGCGGACAGAAATCGAAGCAATCCGCAGCCGTCTCAATGAAATACGCACCGCCAAGGACGCCAATCTCAACAAACGTGAGCAAACGCGCCGGGAGAAAGAGCGCGCGGAATATGAGGCACAGGAAGCCGTTGCGGCGGCAAAACGTAAGGCGGAGCGCGAGGCCGAGGAAAAGCGGCTCGCCGACGCCAAGGCGGCCCGCGAGGCGGAGGAAGCAAAGGCGGCTAAGGCCAAGGAAGAAAAGGAAGCCGCAAACAAAGCAGCGCGCGAAGCACGGGGCGCGGCACGGGATGCCGAAGGTGAAGCGCGCGATCTGACCAGGGAAGGCCAGCGCAATATCGTGGATGCCGGACGGGCGGCCAATCGTGCAACCCGGACCGAGAACCGGCTGGAGAACAGCACCGAAGCCGATCTGTCGCGGACGCGCGGGGATTGGACTACGGGTTCACTCACCCGCCATTGGAAACACTTTGTCACCGACGAAGATGCCCTTCGTGCCGCCATGCGCGCGGCCATGACGGTTCCGGTCTATGCCGAACTGGTCGATCAGTTGAACAGCGAGGATCTGAACGGCGCCGTCTATCGCTGGATGCGCCTGCATCAAGGCGGTTGGGATGGCCGTGAACGTGTGGACGATGCGCTCGCCGGATGCGTTTTTTGCTATGAACAGGGCGTGAGAAACGCGTAATCTGCGAAATCTAGGCCGGGATAGCCGAGGGCGATGACAAGGACGGTAGGCGGTCCAGTTGCGTTAGATCATCGCCAGCTTTTATTGGAGAAGACCGACATGCCGCTTCACGTTCTCTATCCGCCGTTGCTTGGTTATCACCCAGCCTTAGCTGGCGTTTTGATCGGGCTGATGATCGTCGGCGCTGTGTGTGACATAGCATTCAGCAGGAAACGATAGGAGAGGATCATGCAAATAATCTTCAACGAAACTGACGCAAAACTAATTGCCGAGACACTTGCGATCAGCCGTGACCTGTCGATTGACTTTGACAAGCCGTATGCGCCGGGAACGATGGCCGACAAAATCTATAATGAGGCACTGCGCGTCGTGGCCGCGTTGCGTCGTCGGTACGGCCCGCAGGTACATGAAGCTAACTGACCGATAAGGGGATTTTGTATGGTGCGCGACTTCCAAATTGGGACAATCCTTTCAATCACGCATGAAGCGTTAATGTCGCCGATATCGGACATCTACGAAATTTTGAACTACATGACTGGCAACAATCTCTACACGCACCAACTTCCGCGCGTGGCGCGCGAGTGCAAACCGTTCTTGCTTAAGCAGCATCCGCAACTCGCACAATGGGTTGATGACGTGACACCGGAGAACGTCCGCGCGCGTCTTGCAGACGCCGTCGCACAGTTTGGAGAAATGCTTTCGGTAGAGCCGCTGGCGAAAGATGAGCATGAATTCATCGATCCGATGTCGGAGTTAACCGAGAAGGTTCACCCCGGCCGGATCATTCCAATCACAATTTAAGGAGATCATCATGTCAGCCAATACCGAAACAGCCGAGCCACAGAAAGACTATCTGGCCCCTCTTGAAGAGCATGATGACGGCGTGTCGGAAGGCATGTCGATCATCAATACGGCGGAGGTCAATCAGCAGATTTCGACTGCCCATCGTTATCCGCGCTCGATCACGCAATTCCGCCGCAAGGTCTATGAAATGGTGACCCTGGATGTCGAGACCGCGGAATCCTGCATTTATGCTATTCCCCGCGACGGCAAGATCATCGATGGGCCGAGCATCCGGTTTGCGGAAATCCTGCTTGTCGGCTGGGGAAACTATCGCGCCGCTACCGAAGTCACCGATATCGGAGACCGTTTTATCACGGCGGAGGGGATTTTCTTCGATCTGGAAACCAACGGCGCCATCAAGGCCAAGACCATGCGACGTATCGTCGGCAAATCCACCAAGGACTTTCCAAACGGAAAACGCTTTGGCGACGACATGATCGCGACAACTGGCAATGCCGCATCATCGATCGCGCTGCGCAACGCCATCACGCGCGGCATTCCGAAGGCGCTTTGGAAAGAGCTGTTCGACGAAGCGAAGAAGGTTGCCGGCGGAACAGCGCAGACGTTCGGTACGCGCCGCGACCGCGTGATCAAGGAATTGGGTATTCAGGGCGCGACACCGGACCAAATCTTTCAGTTGCTCGGTATCAAAGGCCTTGATGACATGGTGACCGAACATCTGGTTCATTTGCGCGGCCTGCAGAACGCGATCAAGGATGGCGAAATTACCGTCGAGGAAGCATTCGGCCCACAGTTGAAACCCGGCGAAGTGGTTCCGCGCCAGCCATCTCGCAGCGAATTCGCGCATGAGGATGGCGGAAAAGCGAAGACCGATAAGCCCATCGCCAAAACCGAGGCACCGAAGGAAGAGCCGAAGGCACAACAGCAAATGCCGCTGGAACCCGCGACGGCAAAAGCCGAAACGGTGTCAACCGCCGATCCGCGCGAGCAGGAACGCATAGATTTCATCGCGGATCTGTATCGCGAACTGAAAGCCGAGACCAGCATTCGCAAGGTCACGGACATTTGCGAAAACGGCAAAAGCGTCGGCGTCTTCACGGCGGAAGAAGAAGTGCTGTGGGAGAGGGATTGCAAAGCGCGATCTGACGAACTCTATGCCGCTGCCAAAGCTGCAAGGGCGAAGAAATGAGGGTCGAACAGAAACGCCCCGGACGTCCGCGTCTTAATGAACCGCCGTCTTTCGACAAGGCGGTTGGCGAGCGCATTAGAAAGAAACGCGAACTTTGCAACATGACGCCGATCAAACTGGCGGACCGTTCCGGGCAATCGGTTTATCAGATTTCCCGCTTTGAAAGCGGCGATCAACCGGTGAAGCCGGAAGTGATGGCACGCATCGCGGAAGCGCTCGGATGCAAGGCGTCGGATTTTCTGGATGGGATAAAAGCGAAGCGGAGGTCGGATGATGGACGATAAACATCTCAAGGAATGTCAGAAAGCGTCCCAAGAGGTCGAAGTCAAAATGATAGAACGGCTTCTCGGCTTCATTCCGGCGCAAGAGTTGAAAGTTTCGGATATGCTTTACATCGCCAGAGAAGCCCGCGCCATCGCATTTGAATCGTTTTATACGAAGCCAGAATAGGAGTGCGGGATGATTATCTGCGAACACTGCAACATTCGTGCTCGTCACGAAGGCGAAGCGTATAATACCGATGTCTATTTTGCTGAGACATGGGAAGGATCGAGCGGTGCAACACAATGGCTCAAAGAAGCGCGCGAGCGTTGGCCGGATCCGGTGTTCCACAAAATATATGCCTATGAAGTGGTGAAATTCTGATGCCAAAGTTCTATTTCGTGAGCGATAAAAAGCCATCGATGCTACGTCAAGTCATCGGATGGATAAGCACGATCATTGACGTAATCGTAATCGTCGCCGCGTACTATCTGAACCATCGTTACCTGGCGGACAATGGTTGGGTGAGTTTCCTGCTATTTTTGCTCGCGATCTACACGATGTGGGCCTTGATGGTTCTCGGCAGCAATCTCGGCGAATGGAAGACGGAATCCGAAGCCTATGCGATGCTGGAAACAAAGCGGCGCCGGGCAGAAGCGAACAGTCTTAATTGAGTGGGTGGCATGGGCGACGAGAGGGACGAAGCGCAAGAGGATTTTGAAAACGAGCATCGCTATGCGCAGGCGGCGTTACAGCGTAAGCGAATATCTGTCCCAGAAGGCAAGGTGATGCGCTACGAATTCGTCTATGACGCATCTGACAGATCCATGTATGACAAGGTATGGATCGATCGCCTAACCGGCAAAGAAGTCATGCGCTATGATGCGGCCGATCCCGCAAATACAAATTCATATTACGGGGCACGGCCAGACGAAGATTCATTTATTAGACGTGGTCTTGACTACTACGAGATGATTGATGCCGTGATCGCGAAACCTTTACCCCAATTCCCTGTCTACGACGACTACGACGAATAGGAGATCGCCATGAAGGCCACATCACCATACCTCAACATCATTCCACGCACCCGATACGAAGTGATCGCAGGAAAGAAGATGCGCTATCTCACCGAAACAGAGATTGACGCTTTTATGGATGAACATGGGATTCCAAATAAACCCGTTCCGACATCGGCGCCTCTTTGGTTTCGGATTCTGATGTTCCTTGGTATCTTGGCAATAATTGGATTTGTCGGCGGAGTATTTCTGCCATCGGCAGCGCCGGCACGGCTTTGCCGCACTAATCCGGCAACCATTCCGAGTTGCGTGATTGGCGGACATGCTTGTGTCATCCCCATCGAGACATGCAAATGAGCATCATCTCGATAGACGGCCGCCGCGCCATGGACGATATACGCGCAGATGCGAGCCTTGATGATTTTCTCGACTATATGTGGAAGAAACGCGATCACGCCTATGTTGCAAAATGGGGCGTACCTGTCTCGCACACCGATGGCTGGCCATACGTAGAGGTCTCAGCACGTACCGCTGTTTCCACGGTTAAAGTTGATCGTCTCCCAATCAGCATTCGCAGAAAAGCGTCGGGCGGATGAATGATCACAAAATACCAGACAGTTTCAGTTCGGCTCTCGCGCGTGCTCGCATCGAGAATGCAGAAAGTTTTATCGACCCGGAAACGCAAACACTTATCGCACTCGAAGACGGTATGCCGGGGAAGTACGGAATGATGGTTCGCTCGTTGCGGCTGGAAGATCAAAAGGCGCGCGAAAAAACATGGTGGGCGTTTGTTTCGCGCATTTGGACAACCGTGAAGAGGCTAAAAGATGCATTTATCCGAGGTTGGAAATGATGAACACAATCTGCTGGGAATCAAAAACAGCAACACTTGCTGCCGGGACAACCGTAACCTTCGAAAGCCCAGTTAAAAATAAAACGCTTTGCATCATGGAGATGCGGCTTGTTTGCTGGACGCCCGACGCGGGGTTTGCTGCTGGAGATTATTTGTCTGTTCCTTCGCCATGGATTTCCGGGATTGTTCTTTACGGAAATGAAGATAACCAATTCGGTGCAAAGATTTCTACAGAAGGAGTCGTAGTAATGATTGACGATAATGCAAAGCACCTAACATTGTCGCATTGGCAGTGTCATATGATGCTCCTTTACTGCGACGAGATGCCATGACAACCGAACGGATCAAAGGCTGCATCGCCTTCTACTGCGATCTGCCAGGATGCACCGAAAGCGTTGAAACCGGAGAGCGGGAATTTAACGAAGCGAGCGCATCAGTAAAAGCTGATGGTTGGTGCTTTAGAAAGCGCGGTGCCGTGTGGAAACACTTCTGCCATTACACGCACGAAGAGAAAGATTTTCGCGGGCAGAAACTCGTATGAAACTCGATGCCCTAAAATTCGACGTTTCAGACAATGTCTGTTTGTCGCTGCGCATTCTGAGCGAACTTGCCCGTCGCGGTGAACTAAGTGTGCGCGCCAGCTATCAGATCTCGGAAACGCCGACTGCGGAAGTATTGCGGATCACCATTACGCAACCGATTCAGAAAGCACCAAGCCGTGATCTCCCCATCCCACAACCCCGTATAGAAAGGGAAATGCCTTGACCGATATTTTGCTTGGCTACGAAATTGATAGCGGGGAACCGGTGCGGATTCCGATCCGCCACCTTGCGGTCACCGGCCAAACGCAACAGTCCGGTAAGACCACGACGCTGGAAGGTCTTGTCGCGCGGTCCGGCATGACTGCGCTCACGTTTATCACCAAACGCGGCGAGACATCTTTTGAGCGCGGTCGCCGGGTGACGCCGTATTTCCGCGATCGGGCCGACTGGCAATTCGTGACTTCAATCCTTGACGCGACATTGCAGGAAAAGAACAAGTTCCTGCGGCCATGGATCATGAAGATTTGCCAGACTACGCGGACGCTCGCGGAAGTGCAGGATCGGGTCCGCGAGGCGCTAAAAACCGCCAAGGGCCTTAACGAAGGTGTCTATACCCAGCTCGACGCATATCTCGATTTGATCGTGCCAGAAATTGGTCGGGCGCGATTGGCCGACAAACTCGACCTGCACAAAGGCCTGAACGTCATGGACGTGAGCGGGTTCGCTACGCCTATGCAGATGCTGTTCATCCAATCAGCACTCGATTGGGTGAATGAGCATTGCCGAGACACTATCGTCGTTATCCCTGAGGCGTGGGAGTTTGTCCCGGAAGGCAAAGGCTCGCCTGTCAAAGCATCTGCAATCACCTTGGTCCGCAAGGGTTCTGGCATCGGAAACCACATCTGGATCGACAGCCAGGACATGGCCGGGGTGGATAAGACAATCCTTCGTGGCTGCACTGTCTGGCTTATGGGCGTGCAGCGCGAGGCGAACGAGATCAAGCGCAACCTTCTGAATATTCCGGCCGGAATCTCAAAACCGCCAGCATCCCAAATCGCGTTGCTGGAGCGCGGACAGTTTTTCGCCTGCTTCGGTCGCACCGTCGTCAAGGTCTACGTCCAACCGGAATGGATGGGCGCTGACGAGGCGCGAGCCGTGGCAATGGGCTTGGTAAGTGTAAGCGCGCCGCCTGCACCGAGCGTTCACCGCAAACAAATGGAGAAAGAAGTGACCGAAGCTGAAGCAGCCGCGTTGCGCGCGGAAAATGAAGAACTGAAACGCCGTCTTGCTGCACTGGAAGCGCGCTCCGCATCTGTCGCCGCGCCGCTACCGGAAACGCACAAGGGCGCCACATTGGAAATCTCTGATTTCGAGGTTCTGTACGATGCGATCAAAAGGCGCGCGATGCAAGACCACATACTTTTGAAAGTGCTGGTCGATAAGCCGGAACTCGAAATCACGGTCCAGCGCCGGACTGTGCAGATGGATGGCACTTCCGCGAAGGGACGTATCGCGAGGCTCATAGCAGATGGTTTCTTCGATGCCGGCGCAACGCAAACCGCCGTTCGCACGCAACTGAAGCGCACCGGAGCCGACGTGAACAGCGGCAATATCAGCACCATCGTTGGCAGCTTGCACAAGGACGGATTCCTGACCTGTGACGGCAATATCTACCGCGCCGTCCCTGGCATGAAGGTCAACATCGTCGAGGCTCGGTAGTACCTATAGAAAGGGAAATAGAGATATGATCCTGACTTATAAATATCGGATTAAGGATCGCTCTGCCCGGAAGGTTTTGAACGCCCACGCATATGCTTGCAACCAAATCTGGAACTGGTGCGCAGCGCAGCACCGCAATGTTCTCGACAAGTACCGTGCCGGGGCCAGAAAGCGAAAATGGGCCACAGCCTTTGACCTCGCCATGAGTATGAGGGGCATTGGTCAGGAACTCGGCATCCATCAGCAAACAGTTCAAAGCGTCTGTGACCAGTGGGCAAAATCTCGTTCCGTTCGGTATCGAGCGAGTTTCGGTACAAAACGATCTTTGGGCTGGGTTCCGTTCCAACAGCAAAGCAGACGAATTGACGGAAACAGTGTGGTTTATCGCGGCAAGCGGTTTCGGTTTTTTGGCGCTAAGCGTCGCCCGGTACCCGAGAATGCCAAGGGCGGATATTTCTGTGAAGATTCACAGGGGCGGTGGTTTGTTTGCTTCCAAGTAGAAGTGCAAGTTGCGAAAGCTGTGGCGGGTGAGATCGGTATTGATCTTGGTCTGAAGTCTCTGGCGACGCTCTCAACGGGCGAAGTTATTGAAAATCCACGGCACCTTTCGCGCTACGCCGAACGCTTGGCTATAGCGCAGCGATCTGGAAACAAACGCCGCGCAACGGCGATCAACACCGAGATCGCCAATGTTCGCCGTGACTTTCACCACAAACTATCTACACGCCTCTGCCGCGATTACGCGCTCATCGCAGTCGGAGACATAAATGCACAACGGCTGGCGCAAACACGGATGGCTAAATCCGTAAACGACGCGGGCTGGTCATCCTTCCGAGCAATGCTCGCCTATAAGGCGACAAAGTTCGTGTTGGTTGACGAGAAATTCACGACTCAAACCTGCTCTTCGTGCGGTGCGTTACCGCCTGAGAGGCCGAAAGGTATCGCAGGTCTTGGAATAAGAGAGTGGGAATGCTCTTCCTGTGGCGAAAGTCACGACCGCGATGTGAACGCGGCCAAGAACATTCTCAAATTCGGGCGCAGCGCTGCGCCTCTTGCTGAAGGAAGCCGGAGGGTCGCAGCATGAGCGATCACCGGATAAGCGCGGCCTCACCCTCTCCAACAGAAAGCGATGTGGAACGGCTGCCCCATAAACATGACTGGAGCGTCTGGAAGGTGGTCGGTCATACCGGAGACTGGTTCCATCCACATATTCTCGAACGGACCTTTCTCGAACGGACCTGTAATACCTGCGGGGAAAAGGAGCGCCGCGATGGCTGATAAAATCTTTCAATCCCCCGCCTCTGCAGATGGGCTGGACCTAGAAGCGATTGAATCGCGGGTGAATAAGGCTACACGCGTGCCTTGGGAAACTGATCGCGTAAGCTGCGAACCTCACGAAGCTATTCTTCACCTTCCGGCTGGCGAAGGTTGGTTTCTGAAAGTGAGTCTGGGTTATCCGTTCAGTCACATGGCTGATCCCCTAGAGTCAGAGCGCGAATTCAATGCGAATGTCAGTTTCATCGCCCACGCCCGCTCCGACATCCCCGCTCTCATAGCAGAAGTCCGCCGCCTCCGTTCCTCTTCCGATGCTGTCGTGAGTGTGGGGGATGGGTTTGATGCAGAACGGGATCGGCTAGCAGATATTCTCTGGGCTGTTGGTATGCGGCACTCGGACATTAAAGAGCGGTCCGGTTACCTACTTGGATCTTCGATCGTTCGACGCGGTCGCGAACTCACCAACGAAGAGAAGCTCGAGAATATCTTCAAAGCTATTGATGAGGTTGAAGATGACGAATGAAACTGTGCAACAGCGTAACATGCGGATGGGCTGGGGTTGCAAATGTCACGGTGAAACTTTTTGTCCAGACGAAATTTTCATTGGTATGGAGGACGACCAACCAATATTTGCAAAGCGAGATTCCGTCGAAGGAATGTCTGCGCTCTCCGCCTCTCCCCAACCCGCCAAACCCATGACGGGGGAGGATAGAAACGCGGTGACGGATGTGATGGTAGAGCGGGCTGCGCGGGAAATTGATCCTTCAGCCTATATTCCATCATCGCTTCAAGACAAAAACGACAAACTCGTTCAGCGGCAGATGAGGGCCACCAGATTGGCGCGCAAAGCTCTTCAAGCCGCCCTCAAAAACGGAGAGCGCCCATGACACAGGACGAACGGGATGGGGTGAAGCAGGCTCTGATCGAACTAATCCCGCCGCTGGAAGCCTTCATCAACGATAAAGGTGGCGCTCCTGGTTTCTTGCTGGCCCGCCTGACGGATGCGCATAATGCCCTCAAATCCCCCGCCCCCAATAACGCCCCGCCAGACCGCGAACTCAGCGAGGATGAATTGGCCCAGAGGCTGCACGCTGATTTCGCATGGGTTGGTGCGCGGCACTACACCAAGGTCAATCCGAAAGCAGTTCGGAGCCGTAATCCGGGATTCTGCTTTATGGCCGCTGGATGGAGGAGATGTGGGATGACTAAAGGCGGACTTATAATTCTAGAGCGTGATGCCCAAGCCGCCATCGGGAATGGGAGGGCGTGATGGCTACCCAACGCAATCCAGACTTGATCTACAACGAATTCGGCGCGTTCTGCCCCGGATGCGGAGAACTCATGTCCATTGAAGAGGAAGATTGGGGATGCGCGGCATGCGGCGGAGAGGGCTTCGGTGAAGATGATGATTACGATTATTACGATTATTACGATTATTACGACGCTGAAGATGCTCCAAGCGAAACGGCCTGTGTTACAAAGCAAGACACGACGGCGCCGGAATTAAAACAGGTTCTGGCAGAAGCGCTTGCCGCGCGCCCCACAAACAGGAGCGATGAGTGATGGCAGTTCATTCATTCACGGATTCTCAGGTTGATAAAGTGCGTCATGCTTTAGGGCTGGACCGCAAAAAGTCTGCATATCGGAATTGTTATTTCTGCATTGGCGATGCGGATTGGGATGATCTTGTATCGCGCGGGTTCGCCACAAAGCGCAAGTCCCCGGTCTCGCCAGATTTTGTTTATAGCATTACGCATGAAGCGGCATTCTTTTTCATGGAACCAACCGAGAGCATTGATCCCGATCTTAAATTCCCGAGCCCCACCACCCATAGGAGAGACGGGGAATGAGCGAGCGCAAGACTTTCAATTTGCAAGTGAGCGCAGCAAGGCTGTTCGGGTTTCTCGTTTCATCTTATGAACGTCAAACCGGTTATGGCCTCGCAAATGCGAATGTTCTTGGGGCTTTTCAAGACGTTGATTTAATACACTATATCGACACGGAATTGTTCGATTTGGACATTGCCTACGAAAAAGATACCAAACCGCATTACGAAGCGATCAGAGCCGCCCAAGAAAGGCGGTCAAAAGATGAGGATCGCCTGCGCGCCACACTTCCGAAAATGCCACGCACCCTCTCCAACAAAGGTGAGACGGAATGAGCGCGTTCATACAGATCGCGACACTGCGGGACCTGCGAATTGAGGCGGAAGGCTTGGAAGCGGAATATGGCCCAAATCTTTACTCAAGATATTTGCGGCAAAATGGCAGACGTCCTGATCCGAACACAGCCGCAGCTATAGGCTATGTCCTAGGAGGGCGTGTCCGAGCTGACGACGGCACTATGCAACCTCTCCCTACGAGGCGGAGTAGATGACGGCCTCTATTCGACCAAAGCGCAAGGCTATTTTGGAGCGCATCAAGCGCATCATCGTGGCGCAGCAGAGATTGGCAAACGGTGAAACATGATCGCCCGAAACGCAAAGCGATACCGGTCAGGATCAAGCGCCTTGTTTGCGAGCGACAGGGCTTTAGATGCGCGCGTTGCAAGACAGTTCCGGTTAGTCACCTTCGTTGCGCAGGGACTCACTTCGACCACGAACCTGCTCTGCGCCTTCGAGACATCAATGCAGATGCTACGGACTATGAGCCGCATCAGCACTCGACAGTCCACATTGATGCCCTATGTATCTCTTGTCACCATGCAAAGACGCATGGAAGAGGCGCAACGGTCGCCGGAACTGACACCGGGAAAATCAAGAAAGAGCGCAAGCGGGAGCGTTCGCAAAAGCGAAAACGCAAATGGGGTTCGCGGAAACTGAAAAGTGCAAACCGTTGGGCGCCGCGGGGAACAGTGAAGATGAGGAAGAAATGCTGACACCGCACGATGTCCTCTCCACTTTCCTAGCCGGCGCGCATCATAATGAAACGAGTACCTTCAACGATCTCGCGGACATGCTCATCTATGAACTTCGCCGTTACGGTTACGAGATTGTCGAGAAGCCAAAACCTGACCGATCACCAATGACAGCCTCTCAACGCGCCATGAAGGCAAGGATCGAAAGTTTGATGACGGAGAATGGCGGATACACACGTGAGGATCTTGCCGCGCTTGGCGTATCGTGGCCGCCAAAGAAGGGCTGGAAAAATGCGCTGATTAAAGGCGCGAAATAACTCAGTTCCAAACGAAGAAAAAGCCCGGCACACCTCGCGGTGGCCGGGCTGAGTTATTCTGGGCGAAAGGGGAATCGGCCAGACTGCAAATCGGTTAGGAAGCGGTTTTTACGGTCACAGATGGCGAGAGATTGGACTTGATGCCGGCAATCACGGTCTGCACGATTCCAGACCCAGCCGCAGCAATCGCCGCTTTGCCTTCCTCCGTGGCCGTGGTGAGCGCCGCCGTCTCAATCTGTTCGATGGTGTCATTCTCCGAAGCGGCCGTCACGGCGCTTGTTAGCGTGTCGGTGAGGGTCTTTCCGAGCGTAGGTCCGAGAGCAATAAACGCGCCCTTGAGTGCGTTCCAAAGATAAAGGCCAGCCGTCTCGGCTTCATTTTCCAACCAGCTTTCGCCAGCCTTCAAATCGGTTTCGATGGTTTGAAGCAAAAGAGAGGTCATGTCATTCTCCTATAGGGGTTTGATGCATCGGTGATCGGCCGATGCTGGACGATGCTCGCAGAAGGTCAGCAATGCAACCTGAAACATCCGCCAGTACCGCCTAGAACGCCAACATAGTCCAAGATCACGAATAGCGCGATCAGGAGCATCACTAGGTAGATGATCGTCGAAAATGGCGCCGGCAAACCGAGCAGCGGAATAATTGCCCGGACAATCGCGAAAACTATCCCAAGCACGATCAATGCGATAAGCAGAGAAATCAACATACCCATGGCGTTTACCCTCTAGATAGCGAGAGGTAACGCGCGGGAAAGAATTATGGGTCCGAGAAATTATTTTCAGCCTTGATTTATAAGGCTCTTATGAACGCCAGCACATTGGTTGGTGGTCAACTAACCCAATGTTTATCGGTGTCAAGCCCGACATGTGCCTTGTTTTTTCCTAAGCAAACGACGCTCCAATGCTTATAAAATCGGCATTTCCGCAAAAAGCTGAAAACTCATTTGCTATGCTTTCCATCAATCGCGTGATGCGATTGAGGCGGTGGCTGGAACCACCGCGATCTTTGACATAGATGGAGAGCAAACAATGGAACGCACAGTTGCGCTCAAGAAGCTAGAGAGATTGCTTGGCAAGCGATTGGCATGGCGGATCAACCCGAAGGCGGCGTCGCCTGAAGATCGAGAGGCGGCGAAAGCCGCATTCCCAGAAGCCGCAGCCGAGCGCAAGCGCCTCAGCGAATTGCGCGAAGCGCGGTACAAAGCGGTATTGGAAGCCGACGGCGAATATCAATCTCTGCGGACGCAAGAACTGGCCGCGAAAAGCCGCGCAGAGAAACTTTCTGGCATCATGTATTCCCGGAAAATCTCCGTAGGCGTTAATGACGGCATTTTCTTTCATGTCAAAGCCGAGGGCGATTCGTGGGAAGAGATCATCGGCAAGATCGTCTCTAACAAGGTTATCGGTTAATTTCTGCCCCGGCTGGGAAACTGGCTGGGGCTTTTCTTTAACAAGACGGCACAGTCATCGACGCTCACAGAATCAAGTTTCGTCACAATCCTGTAACTTGCACTTTCTTACATGCTCTTCGACGCGGGCAATTCTTTCGCCTTGAGAAACAATCCTGTTAACGCACCACCCGACGACTGCCATGCCGATAACAAAAATCACGCCATAGGCAGCATCGAGGACCGTCATTCGCAGACTTAAGAACCGATAATCGTGATCGCAGCGCCATCCGGCAGTACGGTCGTCAGCGCATTCACGTCGTCGTCGGTAAGTATCATGTCATCCGACGAATTGTTCGTGACGATGATCGTCTTGCCGTTGCCAGCGATAGACTTCGTTTCACTGGGATGGATCACACCGCCGCCGCCGCTTGAGCTCATTGGGATCTCTCCTTGTGTGGTAAAAGATCAGGTGGAACATGCACGCCTTGAGCGGACATTTGCTCAAGAAACGCTTCGGTACGAGACATCCAGTATTCATCAACCGTTGCCTCGTGGAACGCCATGTATGCGAGGATAACAGCTAAAATTGACAGTGCGATGGCCATGGCCGTAAAAAATGGCCTATCATATCCGACGAGCCGAATGGACGTGACGTTGTTGCTGCCCGTCGCATGCATGCTTTCGTCATTGGAATTCGTCCGGGTCATCTCATCTGCCATGTCACCAGCCCCTATCTGCGATCCTTCGTCCATGATACAATTCGCCCATGAAAAATAATCTCACGCCCTGCGAGATTGCGGCTGATTTAGTGACCGCGTTTGATCAAATGCGATTCGTGAATACCGATATGCTGCCGCGTATGGACCGCGCGCCACAATCCGAGCGCCGCCATTCCACAATCGAGCATGACGCGCCAGATGAAGGTATGGACATTCCAGACCGCGACCGGATTAAGCCCTGCTAATCTGTCGGCTGACGTTGCAATCGCTCCAAATATCACACACGCAATCGCAATCTTCATTGGTAGCGCGGCGTGGATATAATCTTCCGAGAAAACCTTGATCGATGTGATGGCAAGCACAAGCAGCGCCAGAGAATCGATGATCGAAAGAACTGCGGAGAACGTCATGGTTTACGTCCCGGACGGAATCTATCGAAAAAATCCCACAGAAATCCTAACGGACTACTCTGGAATTGTTTGAGCAACGTCAACAATCCGCCGAATAAAAACGTCGCTCCGAAGGCCAATACAGCCCCGATGCCAGGATACCAGCTTGGTCCTAAACCGCTGAGAGCAGCAAGTGGTTCCCCAAATACAGCGGCGGTGAAGATGCCGGCCACGATGATGAGGGCTGTAAGCCGCCAATCCAGCTTTCCCATCATCAGCATAAGAATGATCGTGCCGCCCGTTCCGCCTTCGATGAATGGCACTTTGTCAGGTGGTAGAATTGATCCAGTGTCCACTATTGTCTTCCCGTGTTTTATTTAATGTCCCGGTGTAACTTGCTGACAAAATGCTTTCACTTTTTCATTATGTTCCACGATCCAAACCTTCTCATTGTGCGTCAGGCGCGTCTCATATCCGGTATCGGGATAGAACGCGGTTTCCCAGCCACACGATGACGCGACTGTGACGTTGACCACGGGCGCAGGAGCTGGTGCTGCATTAGCTGGACCTATTTGAACCATCGGGGTTCCGCAGCTCGTCATCCAACTCAGCATCAGAATCGCGGCTAACTTGCTGGTCAATTTCATTTGCACGCTGGTCATCCTTGTTTGCCGTCGCCAAATCAGTGTTCGATTGCTGCACTTTCCCAAGCGCTTGATCGGTGCCGGATTGTTTGTTGCCGCCGAACAGGAAATTGATAATCCATTGAAGCCACGTTGGCATCATGTCGCCTTCGCAGGCGCAAAGTCTTTGACGATCTGCGCGGCTGTTTGGTCAGTCACTGGCAATGGTGGGGTCGCGCCGTTGTTTAAGGAAACGACAGACTTGCCATCGGCCGCTAAGGCCGCCCCGCTCACGGTGAGATTGATGCCCGCTTGAACGGCTTGCGTGACAGCTTTTTTCTTCTGGATCACGCGCATGATGGCGACATACGCACCCCACACTGCGGGGCCGACGATCATCACTGCACTGGCGGCGAGTTCGACGATTCGGTAAGCGCCTGATTGGCCCATGCCGTTGCTCGCCATCCAGCCGCCAATAGCGATGAGAACCGCGCGCAGGGCGGAAAGGGCGGAATCGATCTGGGCGTCTGACGTGTCAGTTGGCATCTTCAGTTCCTAACAGGTTGGATCGTAAACGGCGTATTGTTTCGAGGATTCGCCCTTTTGTGTCATGCAGCGATTGACGACGCATTTGCCGTCATGGCTGTTCAAACCCATTTCCGCAGCCGCCTCACCAGACGCGCTCCCAAGGGCGCTGAGGGGAATTGTGACCGGGCTGACCGCTGCCTCGGAAAGATTGGAAAGGCCGCCCTGTAGGCCAGCGCTACCCACGGCTGTGGGGTCTAAATCGCTCTTATCGGACAGATACTCCAAAGCATAGCCCCGGCAGGCCGCCAGATCGGCATTAAAGACCGCCTGTGACCGGATTTCGGCCTTGGGGGCGAACGGTGTGAAGGATTGAACCGCCTGTGTGGCGCAGCCGGATAGAGCCAGCGCGGCGAGGATGGCGGTAGCGCGGATCATGGATATTGTTTCCAGGGCAACTGATAATGGCCCCAGTCCTTGAATGAGCGCCAATTACCACCCCACTCGACAAGAATGTTAAGTTCCAGTGCTGCCGCTTTTACCTGCGCTGCAATCTTTCCAAATACCTGCTCTTCCTCGCCCGGTGCAAAGCTGATTTGCCCATTGATTAGTGCAGCAACGTCAACTGCACATGCCACCCCATCGGGATTTTCGGGGGTCGCATAGCCTTTGTCGGGAAGATGCCGTGAATGCAGCGTTGTCGAATGCCCGGTAGCAACGGCTTGCTCTTCGGCGGCAAGTGTGCGGATACCGTACACAATCTGAAACGGTTGTGGTGTCTGTGCAGCAGCGCGCATTACCTTTGCAAGATCAGGATGCACATGCGCCAATAAGGCTTCGGAATGGTCGTCCATCATTGCGCGGCGTCCTCATAGACATTCAGGGCAAGAAGATCGGCGTCGGTCATTTCCCAGCCTTTGAAACTTGCGCCTCCCGCTCCCTTTCCTGAAGTACTTGCAGAATTTCATTGGCATAAGCTGTGTCGCGAATGGGCATGCTTCCAATAACGTCAGTAATTTTTTGAAGGTCCGTTGCTGTTAGCGTAACCGGCATGAGTTGTGGCACCGGAGAGGATGATGGCTGTGCCGTTACTGAAAAAGAAGATGCGCCGAGGATTAGGGCGGCAAGCAAAAAGCGTGTCATTGAATTTTTCCTTTTAACAGTGAGTGACAATCCCGAGCTTGGAAGCAAAACTTGCTGTCGGACTTCCGCTGCATGTTACACCAATCGTTCCGTTGCTCTCGTAAGCTCCGGTTAAAAGATTGAGATTTCCGCCACTCGTAAGTTGCGCTATATTTGTCAGAGATCCGCTGGCGATAGAGTAAATGTACAACGTGTTTCCGCTGTCGCCTAGGTTCATAAAATCCCAGCCATTGCGTGAAGCAAAGGCATTGTTATCAACCAATTCAAAATGAGCACGGTCGGCGCCCCCAGTGGTTCCACTGAGCGCGGCAACCTGTAAGAGCGGCGCATTACCTGTGCTGGACGATGTAACAACCGCTGGATATAAGGCCGTGAAATCACCTGATATTGTCGGCTGGGTTATTGTTGGGTTCGTTTGGAGCACCATCGTCGTTCCGCTGCCCGTCGTCGCCGCGTTCGAGACAAGCCCTGCTGTCCGGTACATAAACCCGGTGCCGGTGCCGAGATAAAGATTTGTAAAATCCATGTAGCCGTAAAGGCCGCAACCGTAGAACGCGACCTGTGCTGTCGTGACAGTCTGAGAACCCCCACAATACCCCGTCGTATTCAAAATACTTGTCGAGCCGCCATCACGATAAAGGCCCTCAACCACGGCCCCCATTGTTCCGCTGGGGTTCAACTGGATCGCGGTTTGAATACCATTTGTGGTGACACCAGAAACATGAAATACCCCAGTGGCCCCGGTGACATTGATGCCTATGTCACCCTCCGCGCCAGCACTACCATTATTTTCCAATGTCCAATCACGACTGTCTGCGTTCGCGTTGTTATTGAAAAGAACAAATTGGGCAAACGAGTGCCCGGTATATGCAAGCGCATCATTTAGACTGATGTCTGCCGGATATGTGGTTGTTTCAATGTCGTAGGCCGAACCACCCGCTGTTCGTCCGGCGGCGCCCCACACAGTATTATGGGTCATCGGGAAGGTATTGACCGATCCGGCAGACGAAGTTCCATCGAACTTCATGCCGGGGCCGTTCATGACCTGGTAAGCCCAGTCATAATTAAACCCACATGCGTCCTGACAGCTAACTCCGTCAAAAGCGATCCCGTTCAGTCCCGCCATATTCATGACGACGTGATCAACGGTCTGATTATATGTTCGGTACGTGCCGCCACCGAGACGAAATACTCCAGACGCCTGAATAGTCGAATTGGTCGAAATGAGATTTACTTGGCAGTTTCCCGAAGCTGTCGGCGTTGCCCCAAAGCCAACACCCCCTGGCAAAAGAAATTGATTGCTGACCCAAAGTTCATAGGCATCAGGACAGACGACTGATGCGCTATTCTGTGGGGCCGTTGATGCACTTGCGCCTGTCCCAAGCCCCGCCGCTGTGAATGCTGCCGAGAGAGCCGTTGTGCTGTCCACTTTCGCGGAAGCGCCCGTCGAATTTATGACGCCGTTCGGAAATAGCGCGACAGTGGGGGGTACTGCCACATTAGAACCAATGCCGTTTACACGCCACGTTGGCGTAGCGCCGGTAGTGTCATACGAAAAAACAATTTCTCTATTCGGTTGCAAAACAAATGTGCTGGATGAACCGGAAAATTGTGTCCCGCTGCCCGCTGTCAGAACGTCCACAGCAGTCGTGTCGTCGTTTTTAACACATTGCTTCGCACCGTTTATCAGTCCTGTCACCGATGACGCCGGAAAAGTGTCCGCCATAGGCGTTCCAGAGTTAGAACGATGGACGCAATATTCCAACGTGGACGCCCCAAAAGGGACATTCGTTCCAGTATCTGGGTTGGGAGAAAGTGTCGGAAGAAGGGCCTCAAGAGAACCAGTGCCTGGATTTGCAACCGATGCGCCTTGACCGAGCGCGCCGAACTGGCCGCTTCCGGAATTGATCTGGATATTTCCGGTGCTACCTACAGCGGGAACACTAATTGTGGTTACGCCACCGCTTTGTGAGAGCGTGACATTTGTCCCGGCGGCAATATTCGGAGCGGCGCCGGAATATATCTGTGTTCCGGTAACATCATAAAAAGCGACTGTGGATCCCGGCTGGATTGTCAAGGCAGCGTTCGTACCTAGCGCATCAATCTGACTTCCGGTAACAGGATAGACTTTGAGCGCATTCGTACCGGCGTTTATAACGATGTCGAACCTATTCGCCGATGTCGCTGGAAGTTCTACGCCGGTGCCCGAAGAAACCGTCGTAACGGCATGGACATTGTATCCGGAATTAAGCGCCGTGGCTGTGCCTTGGGTTGTTCCTGCGGCGACGATTCCGGTCTCAGTGGTCAAATTTCCGGACGCAGAAAATGGCCCAACGGTAACACCATTGATACGTGCATAGACTCCGATGTTCGTTGTCCAAACATCACCATTGTTTGGGGATGCCGGTGCCGATGCTGGAACAAGATTGAGCGGAGCGCCAGTGCCAATCGCTTTCAAGGTCGCAGCGTTGTTTGCGTTCGGCGCAGATGTTCCTATGCCGACAGCACCCTTGTTGTAATAGATCGAAGATCCATTGACGATCCACGGATTAGGCGTCGGCCCTGGTCCCGGACCCGCTTGCGCGAAAGCGGATGGTGAAACGATGATACTTAGAAGCGCACCAAGAATGATTTTTTTCATCGTTCCTACCAATAGATAGCGGAAAATGTGTGACCGCTGGACGCTGCATTGACGGTCGTTTGCGTTGTTTGGCCCGGTATACCTTCCCACGTTTGACCTGGCTGAAGCGCGAATGTCGTTGCGCTCGCAGACAAGGATGCTGCATTGACGGCATCAACGTAGAGAACTTCCGATGCAGAATATGGATTCGTTATGATTCCGCCGTTGATTTTCGGTGGGAAAACCTGCTCGGCCGTTCCGCCAACCGTAATAGATGTAGTCATCCCAACAACAGGCGTGACAGAAGACATGGCCACCTCGTAAATAGAAAATGATATTATGCGTAAAGAGCAATTTGATATTGCCAGTTTGCTGGAGTAATCGACTGCCCGACGCCATCCCCATTGGGAACGTATAGAGGATCTGAACCAATCGTGACGGTAACGTTGGATGTCGTTATGTTCGTGATTGCGAACCCGCGGTCTTCCGTAGAAAAATGCCCCCACATTGGCGGGACCACAACATCGCCAGCGCTGAATATTCCATCGTTCGTCACGCACTTCATTTGAATCGTGGCGAAGGCATAAATCGCGCCGAGCGAATGGCTAAATGTTTTTGATGTGCCAAGAGCAACTGTCGTCGCGTAACCGCTCCCCCACGACTTCGATATTATTGGTGCCCCGCCATCCTGAACGCTTCCATTTGTGTCAGCGAAAGTCGCGTAATGCCCAATCGTAACAGCGCCAGTCACAGAGGCCAATGTGCCGTCCGCGTTATTGCTAGCCGCTTTGGCCGCTGCGGTGCCTTTGACGCCGCCATCTGCAACCGTGCCTGCGATATCGGCGGCTATCAGAAAGTGTCCAGTCGTCGTTGATCCACTAACGGATGCGACGGTTGTCTTCGTAGGATCACTCGCCGCCTTGTAACCAGCGGTTCCCGTAACACTCCCAACGACGAACTCTGGGCCGGCCAGCGTTAAAGTACATACGACCGAAAGAAGTGTCGTCGCAGGAAGATCGCCAGCCGCGAAGTTCGTATAATTGCTTCGAACCAATGGGGCGGATATCCCATTGACCGTCATAGTCACGCTTCCCGTGTTCGCGCTCGCCGATTTTATGACGTTAAATCGCTGACCAACCATCGCGGACAAATTAGCGAAATATTGGGGGACTGTTATGATGACCGCGTTTGCCGATCCTGAATCTAAAACAGAAGGTGGAACGAACACGGTTCCGGCGCGCGTTGTCGTGGCGAGAACAGGTGATAGTTGGTAGTACGTTGAATGATCGATAAACTCTGCGTCAGAACCGGCGAGCAATTCTCCACCAATCAATGCAGAGCCGTCAGGACCGTATATCGGAGATGCACCAAGGCCGACGTTGAGTGTGCTTGGACCCGTGTTTGTGTTCAGAATGTTCAAGATGCGAATCGGCATTCCTGGAACGCGAGCGGTCGGTGCTGGCGATAGATCGGCGACATAGGCATTGACGGTGCCAGAATCGTTCGCGGAATTCGTCGTCTGATCCTGAATTTGTCCTATCTGCGCCATTTGCGCTGCCTGACCGGCAGTCCATGCGCTTTCCACGATGTCGCCAGCATTCCATGAAAGCGCCGCCGTTCCCTCTTGAGCGCGAACAATCGTTGCTGTCACTCCAGAAAGCGCCGTCACATGAACAATTTCGGTAATGAGCCCTGTGATTGCATCGAAAAACGACATGACAAAATATTCGTCGCCAGTCGGAACCGGAAAGTTCGTCGCGCTCACCAACGTACATGTCGTGTCCGATGATCCAATAGGAGACGCAAGCGTGGTGTTCGCATTGTTTCCGAAGATAAGCGTTGCCATTCTATTTTCCTTATGGCGTCGTGATGACGAAGTCGAATTGATATGGAAGTTCGAGTGCTCCGGAGTTCAGCGCTTCTTGAAGCAACGGCGAATAGGTCGCGAGCGTTACGTTCACCTGATTTCCGGAACCGAATGTCACGCTGATGTCGTAGGTCTCATCGACCGCGCCGGCGGTTCCGTTGATGCCGGTCATAAATCTCTTCAGGCGACGTTTCAGCCAGCGAATGTTGAAAAACTTTCCGTCGCCTTTGTAGAAAGCCCACGTAATGATCCGTTTGTAGGTGTCGTCATCGGTGACAAAGATCGGAGGCGCGACTCCCGCCTTATAGGGATTGAAGACAACTTTGTTCAGAACATAGGTGTTGAACGGTCCTGTGATTGGGCTGCGACCGGCAGAAAGCGTGGGCCGCGGAATTCCATAGAGATTTGTGCCAACCCAATCGAGAAGTGGTCCTGAAAGTCCGGTGTAAACTGGAAGGCCAGTTTGACTGAACCAATCGATATACGATTGCTGCAAACTATTTGTTGCCGTGACGAACGCCTGAAGGTTCTGATCGTCGTCATATTCTTCGTAGAGATACGATGGCAAAACTGTCGTGAGCGATGTAGGTCCGGAAGGCGGAAACAGTCCAGGTATTGGCGTCGGTGTTGGCTGGACCGGCTGGATTGCAACGGCGCTGAACTTGTGACCGGACGACGCGGCTGTCACATAGACATTTGTCGTCAGGTTTGTCGGGACCGAGATGCTCTCACCCGGCCCTAGCGTGACCGTCGTTCCGGAGCCGCCTAAGATGGCCGGACCAAGGAAACTCACATAAAGCGGTTCGGTCTCAGCAAGCCCCTGATCGGATGGACTCGACGGATTTGCTATGAACCCGCCATAAATTGGACCGTAGAGAGCGACATATGAAACGCCGCCCGTCGTGACTTTTGTGGCAGCGCCGATAAACACGCCATATTGCACGGTCATCCTTGAATGACCGTGATATTGCTCGGCTGCGTGAAAAAGTAGGATTCAGGATCGCCGGGAACGATAACGGTTCCTGATGTTGGGTTTGTCACGACGCCGTTGATTGTCACCTCAAAGACAATGCGCGTCAAAAGTTCGGGTGGCAGAACGGATGCAATCGCAGCCCTGAATACGGATTCCAGCGACAGAATATTGATCGGAGCGCCGACGAATATCCCGTTGATGTAATCCGTCAAAGGCTGGAGAACGAGCTGCGCAACCGCATCGGCAGACACACTGTAGGTCGCTGTCGTGTTCCATGTCGCGGTTAAAAGAACCGTTTGCTCCGGCGGATTGACGAACGGTATCGTGTATGTGTCCGGGTAATCATTGATCGCAACGGTGATGTTGCGCGAGTTCGGGGTGACGACGCCACCGCTGACATAAGCACCAAACCCAGAAGTATTGACGCCGAAGGTGAACGTCTTTTCTGTTATGACGGTTACGGTATAAGGACCGCCATTCGCACCCGTCATGCCGACAACGCCCGCGATATAGACATTCGCCTGTCCGGTCGCGAGCCCATGGTTCAAATTTGTCGTCACGACACCGAGCGTTGCCTGCGTTATGCCCGTGATGGAGATTGTCGAACCGACAAGGCCCGGCAAATAGAAGTCGGCCATGAAAATCGCATAGCCGATCTGATAAGGATCGCCACCTCCGCAGATGATTTCGTATCCGGTCGAGACCTGTTTGACAGCGATCAAATTACGCTGAACACCGGGGACGTTTCCCAAAAGGGTTTTCAGATATGTCGCCATGCCTTGAGACGGCGCATAACCAGCTTGAAGGACCGAAGCGCGATAATCTTCAGGTGTTTGAGCAGATGTGGCGGGCGTGCCAGGCGAAGGATTTGTTACCGAGAGAGTGATCGTGCTCGGAACGCCAGTCACCAATATCGTCACTGTGCCAGCGGCGATTGCCCATGACCCGGATTGTACAGCGACGGCATAAAGCGGCAACGAATAGCCATCGCCTCCGATAATGCCACCATCTTGAATGACATATTGGTAGATGCCATCCGAAACGACGAAACTCTGCGCTATCGGAAATCCGACCGTTCCATGAAACACAACATAGACGCTTGTGTTCGTCGCGGCGCCGATTGGCACGCCATAGATTGCGCCAAGCTGTGTGGTCAGAAAGGCGTTCGATCCGAGTGGCGTCAGAGAATTTATTGTCTCGACGCGGTACGAATCCGTCTCAACAAGAGCGCCTGTTGCCGTCGAGGAAAAATCTTCTATCAGTCCGCCGGGCAGAACCGTATAGCCGGGGTCCGATGCAGCAACCGTCGCAATCAATTCCGCATTGATCGTTGCTGGCGGTGTCGGTTGTGGCCCTTCCGGCCCGATGATGACGGGAAACCCTGAATCGCTCACGTCGGTATTGTCAGCGACAAGGCTGCTCCCTGTTTGGTCAAAAGATTGACGGAATAGGTAGGCGGATTATCGGCAACCCGCGCGATGACAAGGCTCGCAAAATACTGCGCAAATCGTTGCTGCGTTAATTGAACGTAGTGATCCGGCGGTACCTGTTGCGCAACGGCTGGATATCCGGGAATTCCCCAATCGGCATAGAACGGGCTTTCATTGAGGTTCAGTTTGAGAACCTGGATAAGCCATGTGATATAGACGGCACTGTTATCGCCATTCGCTGCGGTCGAGACTTCAACCCATTTCAAACCGCCAGCGCCATCCGAGATTCTTCCCCAAGTTCTCACGAAACCGGTCCAGAAATGTCGCTGCCACTTTGAACCGCTGTGTGCATGTGCGCGAGGTATGCGACACCGTTGATGGTCAAAGTGCCGGTGATCGTGATGCCCGATGAGTTGATCACGATGGAATTTCCTCCGACCTCAAGCGTCAATGTTGTTTTGGCGTTGATCGTAATGTTTTCGGTGTCGCCAGTGATCGTGCAGTTCTTGCCGGTGTCGCGAAGGATGAAACCATTAGGCCCATAGATGACAACGGCATTTTCATCATCGGTCGTGGACCAATTCACATTCGAGATCGCCGTGAAGACCAGCGCACCGAGATTGCTGGGAGGCAGGTTCAGATTCGCAATGTTTCCACCCATGCCGCTGATGGCGCCGAGCAGAACATCGAATGGGATAACGACGCCTTTGTCTCCTACCTGTGTCGGATAGCGGATATATTCCGGTCCAACCATGGGAACGGCCAACTGTGGCAACGTGAACGGCGCGGCAGAGACTTCAAAATTCACCGTCACAATCGATCCGCTTACCGACGCGACAGTACAAGGCAATCCCTTGCCCGTCAGATTGTAGGCGTCGAGCGCTCGTTGTTGCGCGAACCGTTCCATGGCAGATGCAAACGGTGTTTTCTGGGTATTGTTCGCCATTTCAAGACGCCGCCACTGGATTCGTGAAGCAGTCGATTACCGAACACCAACTATCGGCATCCGGTTGACGAAAATTGCCGACATGGCGAATGTTACTGACCTGAAACTGTCCCTGAAATGTCGCCTTCGCATTCGTAAACGGCGATGGTGCATTGACGCCAGAGATGACCGCAGCGGCTGGAAACTGGATATAGTCGAGTTGGTTTAGATCGGCGCGCATCGGGCATTTGAACTGGATCGTCGCATCATCAAGCCATGTCGGCTGACCAATCAGATCGTAGAAGTTGATCATCTTCGGCGTTGCCGGAACCGTTCCGTCATCGACAAGGATCTTCGCGCCCTGCACGGCGATATTCACGCCGGTATACGAGCCGCCAATGATGGCAGCGCTCATCTTCTTCACATATTGGGCGAATTGATTGAGCGTGTAGTGATAGCCGACTTGGCGCTGCGGCAGGACAAGGTTCGAGCTGATATTGATCGTAGGTGTGAAGTTTGGATAGGCCGCGGTAAAGGTGCTTGTGAGCGCATCGGATAACTTCACGCCCGACGCCCAATCGAATGTCAGATTTACCGGCGCGCTATTTGTTCCCATCGGAGGCTGCAGCGACAAATCCAATGTCTGTTGCGTTCCGATCCAGTTACCGTATGCCTGATAGATCGAACCCTGAACGAGCAAGCCGTACTGTTTTTGGTTATAGTCTGCGGTCGCGAGCGGTAACCCAGCCTGCATACCGCCATATACTGCGATGTTGAAGCCGTTCAGATTGTACGCTTGGCTGATCTCTTGGACGCTGACGCCGGAAATCTCGATGAACGATCCCCCGGCAGGTTGCGCGTAGGTTGCGACCTGAATATCCATTTCGACATTCAGGGCGCCATCAAGCGGCTTGCCGTTCAACATGCTCGCGTAACTGAAGCCGGTGTTGATCGATGCCAGACTTGGAGGCACCCACAATTTGCCAGACATCGGATCTGTTATCGAGATCGCATAGGCGCGCATCCTTAAGGATTCACTTCGAACGTTTGCGAGGCTTCCCGAAAAACTAGCGTGGACGTTGTGAAGTATCCTTGCGCGAGATTGATGTCATAGTTCGCGATGCCGAGTGCGGTTGCCGATCCTGGATTGCTCGCCAGAGCATACGAGAACGTCATCGGATCGATGATATTGCAGTCGAACTGCCCATTGTATGCAGCCGGCGAACAGCCTGAGATTGAAAGTGAAACTGTTCTACCGATTTTATAGCCGTGGGCCTCCGACGTAACGATTGTCACAACGCCCAATGACCACAAAATGCTTTCTATATCGACGCCGCTTGGTGAGCCGGTGAGCGCCTTATAGAAAACAGATGTGCCATTTAGTTCGGTACAGGAAATATACCAACGTTGTCCGGCCAGCCCCCAAGGCACCGATACGATGTATTGCTGACCGTCAAGCGTCGGTTGGAAGCTAAATACCGAACCCACCGATGGCTGGAATAGCGTCAAGGTCGTCATCTTAAACTAGTCCCGACGATGCGCCGACTGCCGAGCTATTCGTTCCAGAACCGGAAGGCACATAGGATGGCATCGCGAGGCTTTGCGGCTGGTTGACGGTATTGTCTGGGCCTGTCCAATTCACCGCGCCATCGGTTCCTGAAACCTGCGTTCCTGACGACATCTTGCTCATAAGATTGTTTTGAGCCTGTTGCGCCTGTGCAATCGTCAATAATGGCTGTTCGAAATTCCACTGCCATTCAGTCTGAACTTGCGCCGTCTGAGTACCAGAAACATCGACAAGGTCGAGCAGAAGGCAATTCGTGTATATGTAGGACGGCGTCGAGACATTGTACGTGCCGCCCGACGTCGTGTGCGAGGCGAGTGCCGTTCGCAATGCCGTAATCGTCGAAAGTTTCGATGCGTATCCGCCTTCACCCTGTGCTGGCGCTTTCATCACAAGCGAGATGCGTAACGGCTGCACGATAACTGCATTCGCGGCGACGATCTGGTTCGCCAACGGGAATTCTGCAATTTCGTTGTCGATTAACTTGCCGCCTGGCACGGGTTGGAAATGTGCGAAGATGTCATCGGGATTGATGTTGTTTCCGCCGCTCAAGATGCCGTTCGGGAAGGCACCGGGCTGAAGCAAATACAAAATCGGCAACGCGCCGCCATTCATGTTCTGCGCTATGCCGCCTATTAGAGTGATCGGAGACCACTCGTAGGACATCTGGAAATCTTGAATACTCATTGTGGCAGCGAAAGTGTTGAAGCGTTGACGGTCGGATTGGAACCTGGAGGTGTTTTGACAACGACCTTCACGGTCACGTGCGATTTGACATTGTGGTTCAGCGTTTTGGAAGCGAGTGCGAGACGGCCTTTATAACTTCCATTCCTGTTTTCTCTGTCCCTTGGCGCCTCTAAGTCGTGATTGAAGTCCCATACTTTTTCAGCAAGCGTTTTATCCGCCCGCATCTTATCGCCAAGCGCCTTCGCTTTTCCCTGTGTCAGTTCGTAAACGATGAACCTTTCTTGTTCCTGCGCGGATGTGCCGAAAATTGGATGTCCTGCCCACTTCGCAAATTCTTTGCGCCACGCTTTGTGCATCTGGAAAAGTCCATATGCTTCCGGCTTTCCATTTTTATCGTAGTCGCCCCAGCGATTTGGATCGAGACCGCTCTCCCATTCCGCATTTCCTTCAACAGCGGCAGCGGACATAGGATCCAAGCCTAAAGCCTGAAGGCGATTATTCATTTGATGTGCTGCGAAAAAACCTGGCTTGCTGCCCCGGAAATTCCGTTGTGTTACATCCGTTCCTGACGCGACATCTGCTTCGGTGTTCGTCACCTGAGCGGCCGGAATAAGCCCGAAAAAGCGAAGTGCATTCACCGTCGCTTGAGCAACCAATCCGATATCGGTTACGAAGGTCTGCATATCGCTCAAAAACTTTGGCGATGAGATATAACCGGCGAAGTTTTTGATCCCGCCAGCGAAATCTTTGATGCCCTCTTTCAGAGATTTTCTACCCAAGAATATCGTAATGGCGTCCGCTACCGCATCGGACAGATGTGAAAGTTCAGGTGCCACCCCAGAGAGGCCCTTGATGAACGCGGCTTCAATCTTTGTTTTCGATGCCTCCAGCGTGCGGTCCAGATCCTGCCACTTCTTTTGCGTCGCATCATCGAAGCCGAAAGCGGACTTGTCCTGACGATACTGTTTCAGAAACTCGCCGATTTCGCTTTCCGGCGTGGCGCGTAACCGGCGCAAATCTTCGACGCTAAGTCCAAACTGACCAAGGCCGCGGGCCGCGAGAACCTGTCCCAAAAGTCGCGGATCGGTGTTGTCGGCCAAATGCTTAATGCTGGAAAGCAACGCGACCGAAACCTGCGCGGTATCCTTGCCTGCGATATCCGTATTCGAAAGGCCGCCGGCATACAGGAAGCGACGCTTTGTGACATCCGACAGGGATTCGCTTACTCCGCCAAGAAACTGGTTCGTGTCCACAAGGCGGCCAAAGTCGATACCAAATGCCTTCTGCTCGCCATAGGAGAGGCCCAAGCCCTGCGCTGAGCGGCGTCCAGCCCCGACCGCGCCTGCCAGCCGGTCAAGGCCCCAGAGGCCGCCAGCGCCCACGATACCGGTTATGGCGGAGCCTATGCCTACCCATTTGGCCAGAGAGATCGTCGCTCCTGCGATATTCGAGGCAAAATTCTTCGACCAAGTCGCGGCGGTTTTCCAGCTCACGCCGATGTCGTCGGAATCCTTCTTCACCTTGCGCTGCTGGTCGCCAAGTTGCTGAGCGGCATCAAGCATGGCCAAAAGAGCCGCGACACCGGTTTCAAAGGATGTTGCCGCGCCTTCCGCCTCCGCGCCAGCCTTTGCCCAGATGCCGGGCGTCTTTTTCAGGGCAGCTTCGTATTCCTTGTACTTCGCGACATAGGCACCGAGCTTGTTGGTCGGGTCTATGTCGATGTCGAGGATAGGCTTGATTGCCATTCGCTTTAGCGCCTTGCCCGGAGTATTTCCAAAAGATGCCGCTGACGAAATTGATGCGCCGATACGAATTTGAAATCGTATCGGCGCATCACGTCTGCAAATCCCTCATTCGCCGCCCAGTCTAGGATGGCACCGACAATCCCTCCGCACTCTTCGCGGTAGAACTGACGATCCCTTTCGACGTCGGCAAGGAATTCATGAATTCCGAACAGGTCAAGGATTCCATGCGCCCGCCCCAAATTCTCGAAACCTGTTCCATGATCGGCAGAAGTTCCGACCTGCGGTGCATCGAAGAGGCCAACGTAAAAAAACAAATGGCGTTCTCGACCTCCGAAGCGTCTTGGCTATCGATCGTTCCATCCCGAACAGCGTCTTCCAAAGGCACCATCATCCAACCCTTCGGACTCGGCACCATGATGTTCGTGCGGCGATTGATTTCTCCGATTAGCCCGACCTGTACGCCTGTGTCGCCGTCCCACATTCCCATCCGCTTGGCGACTTCTTCGAGAATGAAGGCTGCGATGCGCGGACCTCCGAGAAGGCCGGGGCCATCCACATAGATTTCCTTGAAGGCCGTGGCCATGACGCGCGCGTAAAACTTGAAAGTTTCCGGCATGATCGGCGTCGAATGAGCAAATAGTTCTCCAGCCTCCGTTTCAATGGGAATAACCAGATGAAGCGTCTTGCTGATTTTCATTGGCGGTTAGCCCGGCGCCAGCGCGAAAAGCAATGAGTTCGAGAGATAAATGCCCTCGATGCCGATAATGAACCCGGCGTCCGTTCCGTTGAACTTCAATGTCTCGACGCTTGTGATCGAACAGTTCGTGTACTGGTAGGGATTGAGTGCTGACGTATCGGGACGCACCGTGAGCGGCCCAAGATAGCAATCGGTCTCCATCGCAGCCTTGTAAAGATTGGCGAGGCTTTGCGTCCGGAGCAAATGGATCGAGCCTTCCAGCATCATGTACGGCTCTTCCGAGCGCACCGCGCCTGTAAGCGTTTTGATGTAGGTCACGCTCTTGCCGGTCGGCGTGAAGGAAATTCCTTCCGAGCCGAGATATTGTGCCGAGACGTTCAAAAGCGGATTGAGCGGAACCACAACCGAAGCTCGAATCCGATTAAGCGTGCCCTGTGGGGTGGCGGGTACTGTTCCCATAAATATGATCCTTAGATGTGGCCTCGGATTCTAGCCTGCCTTAGTTTCTGAGCCTCGCTGAGCTTGGCTCTATGTTCTAACGAAAGAGGTTTTCCAAGTTTTGCGACGCTTAATTTTTTCTTGGTCTCGGGCGACATTTTTCGTCCTATTTGCCAAGCACTCATCTTGGCTCTCGCTTCTTTGGATCGTTTCTGGCCACGATGTTTTGCCGCGATTTTCTGTTTATGTTCCAAAGATAATTTACGACCGCGCGTGTTGTTACCCAATTTCGCTCTTGCTTCTGGAGATTCAAAGCGTTTCTTTTGGGCCTCACTCATCCTGCATTTTATTTCAGGACGAGCCATCGCATTCCGTGTTGCGATGGATATTTTTTTCCGAATCTCAGGATTTAATAAAGTTTTTCTCTTCGTTTCAGCGGAGCGAGCGCGTACATCACTATTTGATGCGTTAGCTTTTGAGATTTCACTCCGCTTTTTTCTATATTCGGGTGTCGCTCGCCCTTTATTTTGAGCCTCGATGATCCGTGCTCGCGTGGCCGGATCATTCCATTTCTCTTTTGATTTTTGTCCAATGATTCGACGAACATCTTCGCCCACAATGAATCCAGAAGGACCGTCTCCGCCATCTGTCAGATTGACCAATGGGCCGGTTCCTAAATCTTTCCGTCCGATGGCAGCGATTAGAGCAATCTCTGCTTCGATCGCTTGCGCTTTCGTCATACCATCTCGTATTTTCACATGCGGTGTAGTTCCGCCTGCCAAAGCTATAATAGCTTTGAGGTGTCTATTGCCGCTACCTTTCTTCAGATGATCCAACCATCGTTTGTTTCTTCCTATCCCCACATAGCAAGGCACACCGTTCGGACGGAAATAGATGTAGAGATGATAATTTCCGGCATTGTCCATTTCGAGTATCCCTCTCGATCTAATTTGAAAGCGCGGCAGGCCGGTGGATAGCCGACTCTTCGGGGTATCCCCCTAGCCGCAAGACATCGTAACTGAATTTTCGAATTTACGCGAATTCTGTTACGTCTAGGTTGAAAATTATTTGGGTAAATCCGAGTTGTGGCGTCATAACGATAGTGAAGCCGCCGTAAACACCTTCCGCATAAGTCGAAGGGTTTGCATTGAGCCATGTCTGGAACGGCACAGCATTGATGACGCACTGCCCCGCATAAACGCCATTATTGAAGTTGTTCAGGAATGTCGTCGGATCGAGTTCGACCTGGTTCAGCGTGCCGAGGATAAGCCCCGATCCGATACCAGATTGAAGATTTCCGGCGGCGGCCGACTGCAGCCGATTGATACCATCCTGATCGTAGTAGAGCGGATTCGTGGGGTCGTTCGATCCGTTGATGACCGCGTTCGCGACCACGATCTTCGTGGTGATCTGCGCCCAATCGACAGAATAGCCGATGTTGAACGACTTCCCATCCATCGTCGTGCCGTAAACGAATGTGGTGAGGGTGATGCCACCTTGCGCCCCGGTGCTGATCCAGTTGACGCCGGCCGCCTTGAAGGCGTTGAGCAACGCCGTATTTCCAGCCACCGGATAAGGCGTGACGCCGAACACATAGGAATTGTTGAGTGGCGGAACCTTGTTTGTCGTGGTCGGACCATAGTTCAGCGTGACGTAGAAGCCGGAACACAGACTGAATTCGGTTGCAGGAATTCCAGGCGCTTCGACAAGGCCTATGACACAGGAATTCAGGTTGGTGAAGCTGGTATAGTTGGACGTCGTCATCGTCGTCCAGAACTTCGTGCGCGAAGTCGGAGAATTGAATTGCGAGACAAACGTCAGATAGCTGCTTTCCGAAGCCCATGCCCGCGGAACGAGATAGGAGTAGAAAAACCCTTCCGCGCCCGGCGTGTATGCCGAGTTCGGGTTGTTCGCGATGTAGGTTCCGAGCGCCGTGATCGCCGCCGTGTCTTCCACAGGCCCAAGTTCGAGAACATAGGGCGAAAGATTTCCCGCGTTCTGCTGCGCCCACCACGTCGTGTTCATAGAAACCAGTTCGACGACATTCCGGCCAGTATAAGTCGGCGAACCGGTAGCAGGCGATGATGTCGCGCTCGGCACCGAATAGGTGAATGTGGTTGCGGATGCCGCCGTCGCCAGAAACGTCCCGTTGTAGGCCGCAGGAACCGCGCCTGCGATGGTCGTCAGCCACGTATCGGAAACCGTGATGCCGTGACCAATCCCGACATTGGCGCCTGTGATTGTCAGCGTCAGGCTTTCCGCGATGGTATAGGTGAGAGTAGTTCCGCCCGTGCCGACAGCGGCGACGAACGTTCCGTCAATATCAGAAACGGTTCCCGTCCCGGTCGCGCCGCTGACAACCGCCGAACTTCCCTCAGTCAGCCCGATGTCGGCGCTCAAGGTCAAAGTAACGAGACCCGATACGCTATTATAAGTGCCGGCCGATGCCGTCGTGGCAGCAGTGGTCGCGGTCGCGGTACCCGCCGATTGCGAAATCCCGGAAAGAGCAAGCGGAGAGTTCAGCAGCGTTGCGAGCGTCGATGACTGTGGGAGAGATGCCCATGTGCCGGGCGCAAGCGTTGTAGCGCCTTGGCTAATGAAAGCGCCGCTCTGCTGCAAAGTCGCCGGTTTTGGCGCGAACTGTTCAGCGACGTTTACGACGACAATTTCTGTCGACATGGCCTAATAGCCTTTCTCTTGGAAGACAGAATTACGGCGTGAACTGACCAATCGCGATGACGGAAACATCCGCGCCGGTCGTAACTTCCCAGCCGCCTGTTGCGCTCACCATGTTGAGTGAGATCGTAATCGGCTTGAGATCGGCAACGGATGTTACGCCGCCAACAAAGAGAACGATGGCCGTTCCACCGGAACTGTCGTAGACCTCGACGACACCAGGCGTTGTCGTTGCAGGAACGATGACAATGGAGTTCAGCGTATCGCCGACCGCGCCGGTGCCAAGCGTTTGCTTTGTCTGCGATGCAGCCACGGTGTAATACTTGAGACCAGAGAATTTGACGCCGAGAACGGCTGCAACCTTGCCGAAAATGCCCTTCAGGACCGAGATCGCCGTGCCACTGCCTGTCGTGTAGGCAGCATCGGCTTCCGTGCCAAGCGTGACAATGGCGCCATCAAGGTAAGCCCCCGATACAACACCGCCAGCGGCAATGGAGACAGCGCCAACCGCGATTTCCGATTCGATGGCGACCTTGAGATTCCCGTCAGCGTCCGATTGCAGCGGCTGCGTGCCGGACGGGCCTTCCGTAAGAACGATACCGTTGTTCTGGGGCATTGGAGGTTCCTCTAGTTGAAGATGTAGGTGGGAATCGCGGAGAGAATGAGTTGGCGCGCGATGTCATTGACGCGCTGTTGGTAATAGTTGATTTGGAAGTCGATGGTCTTCTTCTGCGACAACGTCGAGAGTTCGACCTGTGTGCGCTTTTCATCCCGGATCACAGGCTGGTTCATAATCCCAAATAGCTGCGTGCTTTCAGCGTATTGCTGCACGAAGTCGGCAAAATCGAGTGCGTCCTCGTTCCGATAACCATAGATCGAGACGCGAACCGTTTCCTGCACGAACTGCTGGCGGCTATAGGTCTTCCCGAATGTCGGTGCTGCGGCGATGGCTGTCGTGCTTTCCGGCGGGATATGAACCGAACCCCAGGGCGGCGGAATGTTCGCCGGCAACAGATACGATGCATAGAGCGGCAGGCTGTTTCCAAACGGCTCCCAAGGCTTTGCTCTGTACCGATTCATGCTGAGCCAGATCGGCAAGCTATTAGAAACGATCTGCTTGTTCGAAAAACCATTCAGGCTGTCAATAACCTGCGGCTCCATGTCGGGATAAACAGCGTTCCCCGAATAATGCCAAAGCCCAGCCGCCTGATACAAAAAGGCGTGACTTCCAAAAGCGAACTTCAAGCCATTGAACTCTGCAATCCACAACGTGGCAGGGCCGATCTTATTCAGCGGCTCGACTGGCTTTTCCGATGTGAACACCATGCGGTTAATCGCATAGTTCTGGGATTCGTCCTGATTTCTGTCGGCGCTATAGTGCAGCGAACCTTGAACAGTGAACGTCGGTGCCGGCGTTTCGACTGAAATTCCTTCGTTGAAGGGTACGGTGTTCAGCGCGAACGCATTGAAGATCGCGGACTTGCTCAGAAGTTCGGACTTCACCCAGAACAACGATCCATCGATAGGAAGCGAAACGCGCGTGTAAAGCGTGAAAGTTACGGTTTGCTGTTCCGAGATCGCGCCAATGCCCTGCTTGAGCGCGGCATTCATCGGTGATTGATCGGGACCAGCCTCTTCGACGGTTGGCATTTATTCTTTGATCTGGGCGACGAATGCCGCCTGCATTAAGCCCGTGTCGATGAAACTCGGACGCTCCGGACGTTTTGCGTATGGGTGTTTGAAACGATGGCTCACACCACGCAATGCCGCAAGCGTGGGTACACCGGGCGTTCCATCAAGTTCGCGGTTGTCGAGAAACTTTCGAAAACTGTCTTCGATGGCAGATTCCGCCTCGCCGTAATGCACACCATTCGTCGGCACACCCGCGATCAGATTTTCAAGTTGCCCGACAAGTGCCGTCTCGGCCGCCTTCACGATCTCGCCATTATAGCGATGCGCAAAGTTTTCCATGATATGATATTTGGCTTCGAGGATCGTCGCGACATCACCGGTTGTCTTTCCGGCATCAACGGCAGGCTTCGGCGCAGACTTCGCTTTCGCGCGCGCCTTCACACCGCGAACGGTTCTGACAACCTTGCGCTGTTCCTTCGGCTCATTGGCATAGGGAATTTCGATGACGCCAAGGCTAAGAATCAGAGACATTTTTATCTTTCATGGCGCGTTGTGCTGCTATCTCACGCTTTTTGTCCCATGCCGCTTTCTGTGCCCGGCTATAAGCTTCGCGTTGTTCTTGGCTTTTTTCCTTGCCTTTTAAAGATAAAGAAATTCTCTCACGCCAAGTCTTGCTACGGCTATATGTGCCTTTTGGCTTTTTGTCATTAAGTTTGATACTGGCCGGTCCATTACTTAATGCGATGGCGGCTCTACGCTTTGCAAGCGATTCAGGAGACAGCGGACCTCGCAAAATGCCCTTTTGCCAGAGACTGAGTTTCTTTCGCGTTTCGGCACTTACTGGCGTTTTCTTTGGAATCCCTTTGCGCGCCGCACTATAAGCCGCTCGTTGACCTGGATCTTCAAACCTTCGCTTTTGAGCATCGCTGACACGCTTCCGAACTTCGGGATGCGCCATTGCCGCTTTTGTTCCTGCGCTAACACGAAGACGAAGCGTTGAATCCTCTGCATAGAGTTTCAACATATTTTTTCGATCTCTCTCAATAACTTCTGGCGAACGTTTATTTCCAGAAAGACCCTCTCCACCAGCAGTCAAATTGACTAGAGGGCCATTGGGCTCCCTGCCTATCGCAGCAATTAAAGCAATCTCGATCTCGAAGGCCTCAGTTTCCAGCAAATCAGAACGGATTATTACACACGGCAAGGAGCCAAATTTCTTCAACATCGCTTTCAGATGCCGATTTGTATTCTTGCTCTTTTCATAGTGGCGCGACCATCGTTCGCGACCTTGACGATCACGACTTCCTTTCCCGACGTAACAGGGAATGCCGTTGGGTCGGAAAAGACATAGATGTAGAATCGGTTTGGCGGTAGTTTGTATTCAGCCATCTTCCTATCTCCAGTAGGTTTGTGGTTAGAAGCCTCGGTGCGTGGCAACGCATCGGGGCTTCGCTATAAGCGCTGCAGAGTAACTTACGCTATACCCTCATCCGGCTTATCGTCAGGTGTGCATTCCGAGGAATGTTCGGACACTTTCGTGTCGTAGGGCGATCAGTTGAGCGTTCGCACGGCCTCAATACTCTGCAGCATTAAGATGTTATGTGATTTTCGATAACTATGAAAGCCCCCACAAATCGCCCTGCGATTGGGCCAAGGCGGTGTATTGGCGACCATATGGGTCTTTCAAGTGTTGAAGGTCCAACAGCGTCAGGTTCTTCAACGCTTCCGGCACTTCAAGACTTGTCGCCGAACCTTGATCGCTGGCAGCACTGACGACGCCGGATACTGGGCCAAGCAAATTCCACTTGTCGCGCCAATATTCGAAGTACGTCATGTTGTTTTTATAGATCGGCGCACCGACCGGATCCTGCGCCCAATTCAGCAAGTTCGACGCCGAAACAAGATAGACCATGAGTTGGTAAATCGGCGGCGAGACTTGGCACCACAGCGGATCGACTAGATTGATGGCGACTGTGAATGCCCAATTCCATGCCGGATTATTGAGCGGCAAGATAGTTGACGTAACTCCCATTGCCACATTGGCCCACGCCTGAAACCCCGCGAGCGTCGGCGTATATTGAGATGTCACGCCTGAGCGTTCTGGCCTCTACGCCCACGGCGCCCCTTGCCGCCGCGCGCCGGACCCGGATCGCCCGCCTTGTCGACCTGATAGCCTTCCGCGACCTGCGGACCGCCCAATTCGCTTTCGGTGATCTGCTCGTAAGCGATTTTCACTTCATCGCTTTCGATAGCCGCACCGGCTGCGATTGCGGCGCGCTCACGGCGTTGGCGGCCATCTTTGGCAAGAATGCCCTGATTGTGATTGAACGCTTTGTCGATCTGCGCCTTCGAAACCGGCCTGTCGACACTGTAGATGTAGGGCGTCAGGCCGTTCAGGCGATTGACTTCTTCGGCCGGCTGCAATCCGAACACCGAAAGCTGTTTGATGATCGAGTTCTTCTGAGCCTCGTTCAGATCGCCGCCGATGGCTTCCTGTCGGCCAGGTTCGACGTCCTGATGACGCGGCAGAACGCCAAGCTGCGGAATCTGCTGGCCCTTATTGTCGTGATCCATGCGGAAGTAGATGCGCTGTTTCTGGCGAACACAGACCGCGATGTAAAGTTTCATTGGGATTTTCTCCGGTTTGCGAGTGGCTTAACTCGAATAAGGCATCGAAATAAGAGAGATACAAGTTGAACGCGGCGCCCATCCAGACGAAATGCGCCATTCCTGCAGCACATCGGTATAACCGCGGGGGCCAGGCGACAGGATTTCGCGCGGGGCCGCCATGTCCGAATACTGCGTGACGCACAGATCGTTGTTCGGCGTCATGCCGCTGAACACGTTGGTATCGACGGCGCCCATCTTCTTCGGCGTTTCGACCTTCGGCATGTCGAGGATAACCAAATCCGTGCCGCCATAACCTTGACCGATCAAGGTATCGTCATAGACCCAATTCAGCTTGTCGCCATTGGCCATGATGATCTTTTCCAGCGTCTCCTTGGTGGAAGCCGTGCCAGCGCCTTCACGCTGGAACTGCACCAATTCGACCACATTGTATTCGAATGAGCCGAGGGTGCGCTGCGGACCCAAGATCGTGAACTCGCGGCCCAGACCCATCTGGAAGGTACGGGTTTTGAGTTGCTGAATCTGCTGGGCGAGATAGAACGCCATCTGGCCGTTATCGTAGGTCAGGACGGTCGTATTGCCGTAGCTGTCCGGCGGCAGATTGGTCGAGACGGCACCGGCAGCGTGAATGAGACCTTCACCGTTCTGCGGGTTCAGGCCGTACAGGCACGCATCGCGCGCGAGCAGGAAGTTAGCCTGCCGCATGCCGAGACGATAAGCTTCGGGAACGCTGAATCCCCAGTTCGCGCCCGCGCGTGTATCGTGATGATTGTATTGCGCGGCGACCTGCAACAGATAGGTCGCTGTGCTGATCATCGATGCCGCGATGTCGACGCCGGGCAATTCATTGAACCCTGTCTGGCCTGCCGCCGCCTTGGTGCGAATGTTCAGCGTCTTCATGTAGACGTACAGATCATCCTCGGCCAAGCGCACGCGAAGTTCGCTGTCCGCCAGCAAGTCGATGAACCCGCTGGATTGGTTAATCTGATTGAGGATTTCCGGTTCGACGAACGACGGATGGGTAAGAATATAACTCGATGCCTGGATCACGGCGTTCTCCTTAGATCAGGACGACAGCGGCGGCGCCGTTGAAGTTCCACGTTGCGTTGCCGCCGACCACCGGATAATCGACGGTCATGCAGTTGGTTGGGACGATGTCGAGCACCTGAACGTCCAGTGCCGAACTGGCCGCGCCACCGACAGTAAGCGTGCCGGACGTGATGGCCGACGCGCCGATGCCAGCACCCGCGTTGTAGGTCACGGACGTTCCAGATGCGGTGAGCGCCGTATAGGTGCCAGCAAGCAGATTGCCATTGCCCGTATGGCCGGTCACCACGACGGTAATCGAATCGCCGGGGCTGAACGTTACCGGAGCCGACATGACCAGCGTGACGATGCCAGTCGTGTTGTTATAGGAACCCGAACTGACAGTCAGTGCGCCGATGTACGGAACCAGAAGCTGGTTGGTGAAATCCCACGCGACCTGTTGCGTGGTGAGACCGCCCTGCAATGAGACCAGCAACGGATCGGCTTGAAGGACGATGCGTGCACCGGAACCGAGGCGGAAGTATTCCACCTGCATGCCGGAACCGGCGAGCGGAACCGGCGATTGCGGCGAATTGATTTGGCCATAGGACCAGGTCGAAAACGCAATCAGGTTCGCTTCCGAGGTTGCGCGCGTGATGATCGTGCCAAGCGCACCATTGGGACCGCCTGCCGCGCCGCCCACGTCGGTCGAGATACCAACGCCGCCCCACATGGGAAGCGTTTCGGATTGCGCCAACGTGCCGGAAGCGCGTTTGTAGATGATTGCGGGATCCGGATAGGCATCGCCTTGGACCAAGCCAAGCGAATCTACGCCGAACGCGCCTGCAGCGACCGTGGTGGCGCTGGGATTGAACGGGATTTGTGCGGTCATTTAACGTGCGCCTCCGACGCTCTTCTTGAAGTCCCCGGTCGCACGCTGGCGATTGCCGGCAAAACGGTTCATCCAGTCGCCCGGCGGTCCATAGAATTCGTTGACGGTATGACCGCTTTCGAGTTTGCGGGTGACGGTGCGAAGCTGGGTGCTGCCATGTTCCGCCGGACGGCGGGCATAGCTGATCGCGTCATCGAAAATCTGCTTCTCGATGGGCGTGAACGCCGCGTCGTCCGCGATGGCGTCGAGTTTGACGTCTTTCCATGACGGACTGTGAGCCTTCAGGCCGGTCGCGAGACGGCGGCGATAGTCGGGAAGGGATTCGCCATCCATCGGCGCCGGGGCCTGCCTGCCGAGCATGATATAGGCACCATCGGCGCGTGCCTGCGCATCTGCGAACTTCGCCTTGTCTTCGGCTGAACGCGGCTGTGTGCGCATGACCAAGTCCTGGACCTGCTTGCGGATTTCACCGATGCCCGCCGCGGCGTCGGCTTTCGCCTGTGCGTCCGCCTTTTCCTTTTCCGCCTTCTCTTCGGCGTCCTTTTTGGCTTTCGCCTCTTCCTCTTCGGCGTCCTTGCGCTTTTTGTCCATGCGCTCTTTCCAGTCCTCTTCGGACTCGCCGTCCTTGCGGGCGTCTTCGCGCGTGCCTTCGGCCTTCTTCTTGGCCTCTTCCGCATCGGCACAGGCTTTGTCGGCCTTGCCTTCGATGCTGTCCATGCGCTCTTTCAGGCTTTTCAAGGAATCGGCCATGCTACCCATGGCGTCGGCCATCGTCTTGCGGTCGGCATCCGCCTTTTCGCGATCAGCCTTTTCCTTGGCCTCTTTTTCCTCGGCGTCCTTGCGTGCCTTGTCGGCCGCAGCGGCCTTCTCTTCTTCGGTCATTTCGGTTTCTCCGTCTCCATAGATTGTGTTTGAAAGAACGCCTGTTGGTTTGCCGCCTTTATCCCACACACCTCGTCCTGCGATTGCCACGTGGTCCAAGAGTTTGGGTGTGCCTTCGATGAGAATCGTTTTCCCATCTTCCGCAATGAGCCGGATGTCCGGATCGTCTTCGCTGCCGAGCACCACGGTTGGCGAAGTTGAAAGCTGCATTTTCTCCATGACGAGCGCGGCTGGCGCATCATAGATTTTCGAAATTCCCCAAACTTCGTCTGCTGGGAAATGAACCCCGTCGCCGATGAACGGCAACATCACCGAACCGATGATGCGTTGACCGAATTCGTCGCTATCGAGCGTTGCGCCTTCAGGATGGTCCCAGATAACAGACAGCCCATTGCACCGGGCCACGAAGTCTGGATTCAGATAGTTTTCCGGCTTGCGCCAGACATACTCTTCGGGGCGAATAACGTCGCCAGTTTTCTTGTCCTTCTTTTCCTTGCGGATTGCAGCGCCAGTGCCAGTGATGCGCAAGGCGAAAAGCGACACGTTCATATAGCGCTGCGGGCTTGTCAGCTCGCCTTGGGCCATCATGCGCGCGATACCGAGTTCATCTGCGGTCAGGCGGCGCAAGGCAATCGCTACGCCGGGATGAAGCGGTTCGGGCGGCTGTGATGCTGGTGTCCAAGCATGACCTACATGCTCTTCATCCGGTGCGGGTTCGAATGCCTTGTCGATCCGCTGAACGAACGTCGTGAAATCCACGCTTTGCGATGGCGCGGCTTCACCGGGCAGATCGGCATTGAGCGGTGCGGGCAATCCTTTCGAGATCGTGCGGGCCAGTTCCTCGCGCGACCCATCTGGGAAGCCTTTGGCCTCTTCCGTCGCCTCGCGCACCGCTGTCTCTTCCAGCGTTTCAGTGCCTTCGTGCTTGCCGCCTGGTAAACACCAAAACCCAGGAAAATCGCCTCCCAGACCGCGCTTCAAAAACAGCGCTTGGTTCTCAGGTGTCAAAAACAGAATGCCCGCAGCACGAATGGGCGCTTCGGAATCGGAACGGTGCTCACCCGACTCACGGTATGCAATCGCTTCGGCTTGCGCGGGTTTTTTTCCGGCCTTTATTTCGGTCGCGATGTTTTCGCCGAATTCCTTCGAGCCCGGTTTTGCCCCTTCATGCAGTGGCATGTCAGCCTGGAACGTAGGAAATGGTTAGATCCGCAGCCGCGCCGCCCGCCGTGATAACGAACAGTCCAGTCACGAACGGCAGATTGATCGGAAACGATCCTTGCGCCGTTGTTGACCACGTTCCGAGCAAAATCCCGGTATTATCCGTGCCGTCGTAAATCTTGATCGTGCTTGTCGTACCGGCGGTGTTGACGTTCAAACTCGCCACATAGCCCGGACCAGTATAGATCAGCGTCGATGCATTGGTGGCCAGATTTGTCGGAACCGAACCGATGGCCGGCGCGATATAGACAGGCATGGCATAGGCTGGCGCGCGGGTCGGGTCGTTCGTCATTCTGCCTGTTCCTCAGTTTCGGGTTCGCGCGTTTTGCAATAGGGACATTCTGGATCGACGCACACCGCATCGGGCAAAACATTCGGGCAGTTTGTACGTCCAATAATCGCGTCGGCAATATCTGACATCGCGCGGTCAATGAAGTCCGGCGTCATGCGGATTGTCTTTCGAGTTGACTTTGCGCGGCGTCCAAGACAGCGCGACCTTTGACGGTTAGCATCTCCGACGGAAGCGACGACAGATTGTACAACCACACCGCATTACACCGGCAGTAGGGTTCCTCTGCAACCGCAGTGATTTGGTCATAGTAGCCATCCGGTCCCGGATTCATGAGTCCCTTACTCAGTGCCCAGTTGTTTCGGATTGCATAGACGTGACCATCGCGCTCTTTGTGCTCAACTCTGTAGTCATAGTTTGGTTGACGCCAATGACTTGACCAGCGCATTGCGAGCGCATTGTTGTCCTGCGCAATCACTTCCGAGATCGACGCTCTGAGTTTGTGCCCCTGATCGATCAAAACGCGGTTCGTTTCAAACTTCTCTTGCGCCACCGGCTTCTTGATGTTCGCGCGAACTTCGCGTTTGTCGATGACGCCGGAGCCGCCCTTTGGAATGCTGGTTGACCATCCCGAAAATCGTTGCAGCGTTTTTTCCACTGCCTGCTTGCGATTGAGTTTGATTAGGTCCGCCGCAGCGAGAATGCGTTTGTCCAGATCGTTACGCATCTGTGCGTTCAGCATATCCACGGTGTAGCGCTTCACGCCCGGATGATATTTCAGGACAACGCCCTGTTCGACCATCTTGCGGTAGATCGCCACCATGGCATCCCGGACCATCTGGTCGATAGCGTCTGGCGAGCGCATCGCGGTTTCCGCAGCATCGCGAAGGCGTTCCTGCCACATAGCGACACGTTCTGCCGAGTCGAATCCGTGCTCGGCCAAATCGTCTATGGCGTCCTTCAAAAGCGAATCGAACGCCTTATCGACCATTGCGTCCTGCTTCCTCGATACGCCGGTACGCCATGGCTACTGCGTCCATCATGGTTTCGCAGGCGTCCAGGACTTCGGGCTGCAAGACATCAACCGCAGCCCAATTCCGTGCAGCACACGCTAGACGATAGCGGTTGCAGGCATCTTCGAACTTCGCCTTGCTGCCGAGCATTTCTTGAACGCCAATGAAGAAATCTTCTCCAGAAAGCGCCATGTTATTCGGCGGCAAGCCGGAGCGGTGCACGCGCGGCTTTCTGCGCCAGACTAGATGGCGAGCGCGCCCATTCCGTTACCGAATCCTGCGCTGCGAATGGATGGCCTGCTTCCGGTTCGCTTTCCTGTTTCGGCGGCACGTAGGCTTCCAGCGCGTCCAGATTGAGCGTCAACGGAACCTGGAACATCTCCTTGTTGCTATTGACGGTGTCAGCCAACCAGCCAGCAATCGTCGCTTTGTTTTCTGGATCGCAGATCGGTTCCATTACCTGAAACACGGCAACTGCGGCTTTCAGTTTCACTTCCTGTGTGCGGACCTTTTCGCTGTCCGGCTCGGTGAGCAGATTCGGCCATGCTGCATTGAACGAATTCTTCCACTCGTAGAACGCCTGGTCGTAAGACACCTTGCCGTAGCGTTCCGGGAATTCGTGCTGGATGGATTTGTAGAACGCCGGGCTCCATGCCTTGTGCATGCAAATCAGGTCGAACCACGAATATTGCGGTGCCATCTCTTCGCGGCAACGGTCTATGTAGTGCGCGACGTTCTTGGCGTCTTCCGAACCGTCCGCAAAGCCTTGCGCGAATGTTTCGCTATTGAGCATCACCGCCGGCATGTCGGCCGAAACTGCAATGTTCTCCAGAATATTCTTGCGAACCAGTGCGTAGGGGCCGTCCAAGTTCTGGAAGTTCAGGCTCTCGATCTTGTCGGTTTCGCCCACCTGCAGGACGTTTCCGACCACAGCCGTTTTGAGCAGATTGCGCTTGATGGCACCGAACGCTTTCTGCAGTCGGTCCACAGCGGAAGACACGATCTTGATCATCGCGATCAAAAGACCGGCCTTTTTCGTCACCATGTCATCAGTAACAAGCGTGTTGATGAAGCTCTTCAGAGGGAAAAGCGCACGCTGGTAAACCGACCGGCCAACAAATCCGAACGCCGAACTTGTGTAGCTGATGTAAAACGGCTTTTCGTTCATCACCACAAGGGCGCGCGAACGATGATAGGACTGTCCTGAGACTGCGACCGCTACCGGCTTCTGGAACGTGATGCTGTTCGGATTCTGATCGAGAACCAGACTGCCGCCGGTGTTCAGCGGGTCCAGGATATTGAAGCTGATATTCAGCTCATGCAGTTTCGCGTAATCAATCGGCTCTTCCGGCTTCACGCCTTCGGCCATCATAATGATGGTGCTGATGCCGTAAACCCGCGCGAGTGTGCGCTGGTTCAGGATATTGCCGTCCGCGTCCAGAAGCTTCCATTGTTCGAGAAAGGCTTTGCGAAGGCGCTCTTCGATACCGGAGGCTGCGGAGATCGTGATCTCGCGCTTCTGTGATTGCGCCAGCTTGATCGGCGCCTCTGCCATCTTCGCACCGAGCGGATGGTAGAGATATATTTCGCGACACGTTTGATATGACGGTTCCGAACCTGGCTGAATGTCGTCAACGCACAGCAAATCCGTTAGCGCTGTGCCAAGTCCTGCCCCCTGAACATCAATGCCGGAAGACGGAACGGCGCTCACTTACCGTCCATCCGCATTGCCCAACGCGAGGGCGATACCGAACACCAGACAATCAAGCAGATCGCCCGACGTCTTGGCCGCGTCCTTGTCATCGAGGCGAAACGCGGTCAACTGGTCCACGAAATGGTTCCTTATCTGGCCGCCGAGTTCGATACGCTTCTCGAAAGCGGGGCCTGCGATCTTTACCGAGCCCTGGTCGATGTAAGGGGCAACGTTCATGGCGCGCTCGGTTACGCCCAGCTTGGCCAAATCCTCTTCGATCTCCACGACCGGGAGGCCGCGTTTTTCGCCTTGGGAAAACAGAACCGCGCCGCTGTCCTTGTTGCGGACGAAAGCGCCGACAAAGCCCGCGCTCGCTGCACACTGTTTTGCCAACTCTTCGGCACGGACGAATATCTGTTTGAACCAGCCGTCGATCAGCGTTGCATCAACCGGCGCGATGTCCCAATCCAAGATTGTGACCGGATATCCACCAAACTCGCGGCGCCCGAAATACACAACGCCAGCCGTATCGCTTTCCTTGCCGGTTTTGATGGCGGTGCAAACGACAGCGAATATGCTGTCGATACGTCCGGGCATTGGAACTGGATAGCCTTGCAGAAGCATCCTGTTCAGATCGAAGAATGACGATGCGGGCTGACCAGCGAGATAATTGAAGCCTTGCGAAACCGCGTCTACTTGGTCGTCATGCCCCTTTGGAAATCCGCAGAGTTGGTCGATAAAGGATTCGTTCCATGGCCCTTTGAGCAGGAAAACATTTCCAGCCTCGCATTGGGCCGCAAACGGATCGGCGCGCGTTCCCTTGTCGCCGGTCTGTCGAATGGCCGTAATGCGATATCCGGCATTCTCCGAAATGATGCTTTGCGCTTGGTCCTTGCCAGCTTGGCCCGGATCTTCCGGTATCGCGATGTCGCAGGCGGCAGTATCGGCCCTGGCCTTGTCCTTGATCGCCTTGCGCACGCCGCCGGGGTTTTTCTGAAACTCATCAACGTCGCTGATAACGAAAATCTTGTCGTCGGTCTCGATCTTAGCGCCAACGGTAAAATCTGGATCGGCGCTATCATCGGGAGCCGAAGCCGCCAAATCCCAACTGCGCACGCGGCGAGTGAGACCGGCTGGCAAAGCGTCGAGGATCTTTCCTTCAAACCAATCGCGTTGAAACATCCCACCAGCGCGGGCGGTCGGGCGCTGTTGATATTGCCCGGCGTATGCGTGAGCACCCATGCCTCGTTTGAGATCGTCGATAACTTGGCGCGGGAAGCGGACCGGCTCCAGCAATTCGCCCTCTTCGGTCCGCCAATCCTTAAAATCGATGCGCGTGTAACAGCATGCGGACCGTTCGAATTCCATCGGGAGGCGAAGATGCACCGTGCCAGCCACGACCTCAAGAAAGGCATCGCTGATATCGTTTACCGCAAGACGCTGCATGATGCAGATTAATGCCGAAAGCGTCTGGTCGTTCAAACGATTAAGCGCACCTTCTCGAAACAGGCGCGTGGTTTCGACAAGCTGCAGTTTCGATTCCGCTGTTTTGATCGATTGCGGATCGTCGATAATCAGGCGATCGCCGCGCTGGCTGGTCAAAGACCCGAAGGCAACGCCCTCTCGCGAACCGGTAGCCGTATTGGCGAAAGACGTCTCGCCGGCGCGGGTCAGTACAATCGAAGGCCAGCGTTCCTGATACCACTCGGATAGGACCAGATCGCGGCATTTGCGGCTATCGCGCTTGACTGGTCCGTCATTGAAGGCCGTCGCCAGATAGCGCATGGACGACATGCCCAGCGGACCCCATTCGTAGGCAGGCCAAAATACGCTGGTGAGCAGAGATTTCATTGCCCCAGGCGGGACGTTCATAAGCAGCCGGTTTATCTGTCCGGTCGAAACTGCCTCAAGATGCTGGCAGATAGCATCGATATGCGGTCCATGGACATAACGCGCCCGCGGTTCCAGCACATGCCATGCTTCCCGAACGAACCCGGCTAGAGTTTTGCAGCGCGCCCGGCTTTCGTCGAGTAGTTCCTGCTTGGTCTTGTTCAGATGTTCTTCGCGAAGCGCTTTGCGGCGCCGGTCTTCAATCGCTATCCGGGATAGCAGCTCCGCCAGCGGCGAGGATCGACTTGAGCTGCGTGTATTGCTCATCGGTCAACCTGCTTAGTTCCATCCCAGCGAAAAGGTCTTTGCCGCCTGCGCCGGTAAGTGCCGTTTGGTTGCCCCACGGATGTTCGAAGTCCTTGCCGTGAGCCTGCATCTGCAACAGGAACCGAAGCGCCCAATCCTCGCCTTTCTTAACCGCCAGATGCAATTTGCTGACGCCCTCTCCCATGAATTCCAGCCGCGCGAGACGGATTGGTTCAGCATAGTGCTTGGAGAACGTGTCTTGGTCGATTTGCAGATATTTAGCGATCACCGAATGTCTGAACCCGGCCCGCAAAAAATCCTCGACTTTGGCAATGGTCGCCTTGGTCGGGACATGCGACGGCCGACCAGGTGGTTTGTGCAATTCCTTGGGTTTTCGAGGCGTTGGCATGGGGCCTTTTCAGCGCCGCCGGGATCGGCAGAACCGAAAAATCTCGGTGGCAATAATTGAGAATGCCCAAATCGTTATGGTGAATTGCCCGCCATGTCAAATGGTTGCGGCAGGCTTTCTGGAGCGATGAGGTTTGTGCGCGTGTTTCTTGCGGTTTCCGGCGAGATAATCGAGCGCGACACAAACCCTTGAAACTACACGGAATTTATTGAAACTTATGTTTGCCGCGCGGACGGCCTCCAACATCTTGTATCCCTCACCACAAAATTTTCTACAGATGATCCAATCTGCCTTGCGCAAACGCTTCTCGATCTGGGCGAGTTGGCGAACGGCATCGGCCTGGCGCTGCGACCATGGGGTGGAAGAGCCGCCACCGCTGATACGTTCGATGTCGGTGCTGTCTTTGGAGGAACGGTAAAGAGTTTCGACAAGAACACGCAGGTTTTCGCCGGCGGCAAAATGGTTGGCGGTGATCTGGCCGCGCTCATAGGCAAGGGTAAGGGGGTGCTCCCCTGAGTTACGCCAGCGGAGGGTTCGTCCATAGGAACCGGAGGATTGGGATTCGATGATCGGGTCTACACCGGGACCGCGCGGGGCGATATCGAGTGTTGATAGTTCTGCTTCGGTGGGGGCGTCGGCCATTTGAACGGCGCCGCGTGGAGGAAGCGATCCGCGCAATCGGGCGTGATAGGTACGGACAAGGATCTGCTCGACCTTTTGGCGGCGAGCCTGGACTTTACCTTCGTCGGTTGACAAACGGTGTGCCCCATATTCGGTGAGAAACCGATTGATGAGGCACTATTGGTTGTAGGTCAAGGGGATATGGTGCGGTGATACCAGTTTTCGATCACAGATTTGTCGGAAGAGGTTTCCGTGTAGGTACTGCCGTCTGAACTTCGGTCATTTGCAGGTAAGCCAGAAGCGTTCGACCCCGTCTCGCACTTCCCGATGCAGGACATAATCGAAGGGTTCGCATTCGAAATGTGGGATTCCGTTTTCAATGACGATTTGTCCTGAAAGAACAAAATTTCCGGGAATACGCCCGCTGTATCCTTCCATGCTTTTGTCGAGTGTTAAGTTTTTCATGCACTTCTTACCTCTCCATCCGGCGTGACAATGAGATCAATGGTGATGGTTTCGACAGGCGGTGGCAGATCAGGAAACATCTTGCGCAGCACCTCGTAGCCGTGCCGCGTCAACGGGTTCAGGACCGCAATTACCGCCTGCGGATTTGAGGAATCAGGCTCAAGCGTAACCGCAATATGGTCTTCGATGTTCGGCTCTGGAATCGCCTTCATCACCATGGCGGTCAAAGCATCAACCGATGGCAAACGTGGCGGTCCGACAGGCTGAATACAAGCCTTTTCGACGGCATCGCCGATCACGATGGCTAAGTGTTCGGCCGCGGTCATGGCTGGATGCACCGGCTCATTTTTCCTTTTCCCAGCACCAAATTGCCCATAAAAACATTCCGCCACCGAACACGGACCAAGTTAGCCAAACCACTCCCAGGTTGTTGAGACCATATCCGGCTAAAAACGCTCCAGGTAACGGGCCTGTAGATGACAGAACACCTATAAAAACCCAATCAAGCAGCTTCAGTTTCATCGGGTATCTTTTTTTGCTTTGCTTTCTTTGGCACCCGTCTTCACGGAATCGCCACCCGTTTGATGAACGTCACGCGACCGGCCGCCGACACTTTCGGAATAGGCTGGGCGACGTCAAATGCTTTGGCATGATCGGTGCCGCCCTTCGGAATCAGCGGGATATACCGCCAGAGGATGTGGTTCGCCTTTGCGATGCGTTTTCGGGCTGCGCGATACGTATTGGAGGGGCGAGCGGGCATGGAAGGCTCCGTGCGGTTATGCAAAGTATATTATGCATGGCGGGAGGGGATTGGCAAGCGATGCAGGTTGGGTTCGATACCAACTGGGGCGGTCGTTGTCAGTTTCGTCCACACCGTACAAGCCGTAGCCCGATGCTTCATCCGTGCTGACTGGCGGCGACCGTAAAAATCCCCTGACTTCAGCCTATGCCTGCGGTTCCTTCACCGCCGCTGCATCGGGGCAAAACTTATATCGGTCACCGATGAAAGCAATGGGGAACAAATGTTTCACGTGGAACGTAGCGGGTGGCCTGGATTCGAACCAGCGAAAAATCATGTCGCGAAGGAGTGAAGCTTCACTGATCTCCGTTTCATAATCATCAGAGGGACACCCCTCTGCCACCCAGAACTTAATATTATCCGATTTTGCGATGGATGGAAAGTGGATAATCGACATGCGCCAGAATTATACCGGGAGAAATTCGGAGAATTACCAGCCACCGGCATTTTATTGTGCAAATTATTTTAGAAAACCCATAGTTTCCGCCAGTTTGTTCGCTTTACTTTGGTAAAACCTTGTATAATACTCTCTCAGGTAAATACCGCGCGCCTCGGCGGTTTCAGGGGCCGGAGACCAGAAATGACCAAAGAACAGGCCGCCGCCCTCTTCGCAAAAGTCACTGCCGCGATGATCGAGGAAGACTTCCATAATGGCCCGGCCGTCGAAATCGTTGTTCCCGAATACCGACACGGCTGGATTATGGATCCAGAGCGCGGACGTTCTTGGAGCCGAGAAGAAGCAACTGGCGAGAAATATGATCCCGATCAGGGCGGATGGGCGTGGGTGTAACATGATCAACCACCCGAACCGTTCCAAGAACCCGGCGGCTCCCAATTGGAGCCGCTTCGGGGACACCCCGGAAGAAGGCTACGCTCGCCTTGACGAGCTTTACCAAGACCGCCTTCGTCAAGTTGACGCCTTGTATGCCGAGAAAAAGGTGCTTCTTGCCGCGCTTAAAACGACGGCTGGAAACATCAAAAGCCTAGCGAATGCGGGGTTGCGGACTGAAAACAGCGGCCCACTTGGACCTTGGCTTGAAGTTGTCGCAGCCGTATCGCACGGGCGGAAAGTTAGAGGGCCACCAATGCCTTCCTGCACGCCCGCGCTGCACAAAAAAACGGCTTAGCTTCTCTGCCCCCCTAAACCAAAGAAAAGGACTACTGAAATGATAACTTGGCTCACAGATGCGAACGGCAATCGCTGTTCGGTTGAATATTTTGGCTCGCTCGAAGCCGCGCAGGCGGCGCTAGACAGCCTGAAAAACTGTAAGAATTGCACCAACTGCTCGCGCTGCTCGGGCTGCTCGGACTGCTCGGACTGCTCGCGCTGCTCGGGCTGCTCGGACTGCTCGGACTGCTCGGACTGCTCGCGCTGCTCGCGCTGCTCGCGCTGCTCGCGCTGCTCGGACTGCTCGGACTGCTCGGGCTGCTCGGACTGCTCGGACTGCTCGCGCTGCTCGGGCTGCTCGGACTGCTCGGGCTGCTCGCGCTGCTCGGGCTGCTCGGACTGCTCGGACTGCTCGGACTGCTCGGACTGCTCGCGCTGCTCGCGCTGCTCGGGCTGCTCGGGCTGCTCGCGCTGCTCGCGCTGCTCGGGCTGCTCGGACTGCTCGCGCTGCTCGGGCTGCTCGGACTGCTCGGACTGCTCGGGCTGCTCGCGCTGCTCGCGCTGCTCGGACTGCTCGGACTGCTCGGGCTGCTCGCGCTGCTCGCGCTGCTCGCGCTGCTCGGACTGCTCCAATCTGGCATGGGCTGACGACAAGGAAAACATCCAGGCCATTCCGCCTGCAAAAGGCGAAGCGCTGCGTAGGCTTGGCCCTCCGCCAGTTCCGGTCATCCCCGACATTCACAAAACGATCTATGCCGCTGTGTCGGCTCCGGGCGCTCTCGACATGAGAAGGTGGCACAAATGCGAGAATACGCATTGCCGTGCTGGATGGGCCGTGACGCTGGCAGGCCAAGCGGGTCGCGATCTGGAGGCGTTCTACAACACGCCGCTTGCCGCCATGATGATCTATGACGCCAGCGCACCGGGTTTCAAGATCAATCCGGGCCGGTTCTACGACCAGAACGAAGATGCACTCGCCGACATGAAGGCGCTGGCGGAACGCACATGAGAACGCGCGCTTTCGCCATTTTTGGCCTTCTGGCCCTTACTGGCTGTGGCACACAATTCGCTTACACCCCGACAAACAATCCACGGTGTTCCAGTTTCGACGAAGCCACGAAACCGTCAAACGCTGCCTATTGCCATGCGCTGACGGGGAAACTTCTCGACCAGCGGTATCCGGGTGCGGGATGGGGCTGGTGATGGGGACGCGCAAAACGGATTTAACGCTCTATATGGGCCAAGATTATACCGTGGCCACGCTGCCGGGAGAATCCCATAACGCCGCAACGGTAAATTTTGGCCGCTGCCAAGATAAAGCTGAACGCCGCAAGGCCAAAGCTTTCGTCCGCCGGTTCAACTCCCAGCCCGCATTGCTCGACGCTGGACGTCTAGCGATCGACCAGCTCGAGACTTTCGCTCTATCGGTGAAGGGCGATGCGGATCTGACGGAAGCAATCCGAGGGCTGAAACGCGCCATACGGGGAGCCCGGACATGACGATCAAACTTCATCTGCGGCCGGCCAATCTCTGCCCCACAGGGCGGATAAGTGCCACGAATGCCGATGTTATGGCCTACAGCTTCGGCAATCTGTCGGCAGTCTTTGGAGACGATCTGCCGGCGCGCGAAGCTGCCGCAAATGCCTACCTAGAGCGTCATGCGCGGCTATCAGTACGAATCCGCCGCGCTCTCCACAGCCTTTGACGATGGCAGGCTATTTCATCGCAGAGACGCCGCCCACTCATCCAGGCATCATGCTCTACGTGTGCCTCGCCAAAACGCAGCGGCGCCGAGCGCAATACGTTCTGGAAGGAAAGATAGCGCAAGCGATTCGGTTTCCGGACGAAGCGACCGCTAGTCTCGCCATCATGCAGTTCTCCAGCCTTTATGGGCTTCGGATTCGGGAGATCCCGGAATGACCACGGACGATCAAAAGCTGCAGGCCGTCGCATTGATCGGGCTTTCCATCGTCGCGGCTGTCAAGGAAGCGGGACCGCTGGGAATACCAGGCGGCACAATCTATGCGGGGGCTCATGGCACATGGCTGCACCTATGCGCAATTTGAAAAGCTGATGGATATTCTGCTGCAAAGCGGGAAGGTGAAACGCAAAGGCCAACTTTACATCGCAGGCGACAACGCATGAGAACGTTGCTTTTTCTAATCCTCTTCTTCCTGATGTTCGGGTGGATCGGGATATTCATTGCGGTGATTGTCGGGATAGCGTTTATCGTGAAGTTTGCGCTTCCGCTCGCGGTTTTTATTATTGCGGTTGCCATCGCTAAAAGCCGAGAATGGTGACGCCCGTTTTTATACGAATCCCCTCCGCAAAATCCCAAACGGCCCCAGAATCGCGTCAAGCGCAAGACCTGACGCGACTTCCGCATCATGCGCGTATTTGGCTGGCGGATTAGTGTCGAGAAAGCGAGTTCGTAATGAGGCGTCGTCTTCCAAAAATGCGACGTGTGTTCCTGATGTTGAACTGACGGGCATCATGGTTTCGATGTGTGCCGTCATATTTTGATAAGAAGTCCACTGCGCATCAATAAACCCCGACACCCATGGTTCCGAAACTCCGTGTCGAGCAGCCAAGGACATCCATGCTTCACGCATTTGTTCTTGTAAAATTGGCTGATAATCCTCTTTTGATTCGGGCGTGACGGAAACCGTAATGTTGACGATGGACGATTTCTGCTCAATCGATGCCTTTTGGATCTCATCCAGTCGGGCTTTGATCGCCTTAAAATCGAGAACAGCAGCGGTCACAGCTCAATCCTCTTCGCCTGTTTCTTGCGCTTCGCGGTTTTGGTTTTCACGCGCGCGGCCTTTTTGGATTTCTTCGCCGTTGCCTTCTCGCTCACCTTTACCGGACGCGCCTCGATCTCTTTTACACGCGCAAGGGCGACATCTGTTTTCGGCTTTGGACACACGCGAACCCAATGCTGGGTTCCGCACAATTTACATTTCGGTGGGAGCATCGGCGCCATCCTTTTCATATTCTGCAAGAGCAAGTTCGACGCATTTTGCAATCGAGAGACCCAAGACATCGGCCACCTTTGCTATTCTGGCGAATCCGCCTTTGATCGCGCGTCCTTCATCCGTTTCCCATTGCGAAAGCAAAGCGTTTGAAACGCCGGTCTTTTTCTCCAGATCGCGCAGGGACAGTTTTTTGATTTGGCGGCCGAGTTTCAGATATTCACCGAGGGTCACTCTTCGCTCAATCCTGCGCGCGACGAAACCCTTCCGGCACATATTCGCGTTGCCGGCGGATTTCGAAGTTTTGGTTCGGCGGGAGATGAACCGTTTCGTGAGTATGAAAGTCGCGCTTGTGCTCGATGTCCGCGCCGTCACCGAGCGTGCGGATATAGGCGACGAATTGATCGTCTGCGGATTCGAAAACTTCAGCACGGCGCTTTTCGATCACATGGTGGTGACCGGTTTCGCTGTGTGCCACGATGTAGTAACCACCATCGGCTGTTGCGGCTTTCACGTTTGCCGGCATTGAAACGATAGGAATGATGAGCATGTCGCCTTGGGCCATTGGTCTGTCGGTCATTATTTTGGTCATAGATTTCTCCGTGGGTTTGATGCGGCGTTTGTCTTTGGCGCGTTTGCAGATGAGGCAGCGGCGCGTCCCGCTGTTTCTTTCGACATATAGATTGTCGCCAGAATAAGGATGCCCTTGCGGACAGTGCGTTTTGAACTTGTTGTGGCTATAGCCGCGCCCCTTTGCGGCCATGTCTTGCATGTTGTTCAAATCCGTTCCGAAAAATAGGTGTGCCGGATTGCAGCACGGCGGATTATCACACCGATGCAGCACATCCATTCCGGCCGGAATTGGCCCCTTGTGAATTTCCCAAGAGACCCGATGCGTCCTGAGAAACTTACTTTCCCCAGAACCGTGAGCGCGGATTCGCCCATAACCTTGTTCGTGTCTCCAGCCTATCCACTCCCAACATCCGTTGGGCGTAGATTTGTCGAGGCGGCTCTCAAGTCTTTCCAAAATGGGGCTGCAGATACCCTTGGTGCTCATCAAGTACGCGCCTCCAGAGAGCGAATCACTTTGGTATCGACCGCGTAGGACCATGCGTTCGCTTCCAGCGCGGTCTTCATCTGGGGAGGAACAGGTAAGGCGAATTTTCGGCCTGTGCCACAAACTACACGTAAAAACTTCTCTTTTCCGATGTCCGGAAGCGTAACTTCGACAAGCTCGCCAATCATCGGATCTTCGTCACGATCAATAGTTTTGGATTTCAGTTCCGACAAGATGCGGTCCCACCCGACTAATTCACAGGCCGCGCGACGTTGCTCAACGTTCGCCCATGTCAGCGCCGTCTTAGCTGTCAGGCCAGCCTTGTTCTCAATCCATTCAGTGGGAATGCGCACGCCGTGCCAATGATAGAGGCTCCAACCGTCGCGCCAGCGATGCGATGGTCCATCCTCGCAATGCGGGAGATTCTGATCGTCAACTTTAAACACTTCGGGAAAATCGCTGACCATGCAGAATTCTGGATGCATGACGCGGAACCCACCATGGATCGCAGCCTGCTCCCAATGCGCATAAGCAGTGTGAGATGGCAGGTCTAATTTAAGAATGTCACGCGCTGCTGAAAGATAGCATTCCCACGGCGCCCACATATTGCCGCCCTGATAGACATTATTCCAGCGCATTGCGCATTCGAGTCCGAATTTACCGGCCATTTCTTGGCAGGCCGATGCTGCGCCTTTTTCTGGTATCGCCAAGCGCGTGGCGCTGCGCGTGGCGCTGTCCGTGGCGCTGCGCGTGGCGCTGTCCGTGGCGCTGTCCGTGGCGCTGCGCGTGGCGCTGTCCGTGGCGCTGTACGTGGCGCTGCGCGTGGCGCTGTCCGTGGCGCTGTGCGTGGCGCTGTACGTGGCGCTGTACGTGGCGCTGTGCGTGGCGCTGTCCGTGGCGCTGCGCGTGGCGCTGTCCGTGGCGCTGTGCGTGGCGCTGCGCGTGGCGCTGTCCGTGGCGCTGTGCGTGGCGCTGCGCGTGGCGCTGTACGTGGCGATGTCCGTGGCGCTGTACGTGGCGCTGTCCGAAAGCATTTTGGCCTGTCGTTCGCACCAGATCGCCGCCGACGCACCATAAGCAAACGCCATGACCATCGGAGACGGCACAATTACAATGCGCGGTTTTTTCAATCCTGCAGCGGCATAGATGCCTTCAATGGCCGGGATGATCTTGTCCGGTTCAATCGGTGCAGTGCGAAAAGCGCGCTCAATCCAGAGCCTGGAATGTGCAGCCATTGCCGCTTTTTCAGCATCGGTAATGCCGCCTTTGGCGCGTGATGGAGTGCGAATGATCTTTGACATTATTTCCGGCTCCGGTGGCTCAATCTGATGGGTGATATTAATGGCGCTTCGCCAATATTGTCAAGCGGTGCTGGCTTTTGATGGCCCGAACACGGCGAAGGCTTCCTGCGGCACACGACAACCGGGTTCGCCAGGTTTAGCGCCGAGTTCAGGCCGCCAATATCCTTTTGGAAAATCTTCATCAAGACCATGATAGGCTTTCAAATAAGCAATCCACGCTGAAAGAGTGACGTTTTCGAATCGGGTGCTTGCGACATGCACAAGTGCGAGGCCCTGCGGTTCATCTGCCCAGCGGCCAGCATTAAGCCATGAGGCAGGGTGAGCGATGAAATGACTTTCTTTTCCTGCACATTCCATTTTATAGCGTTTGGCGCCAGCCAGTAGCATTTCGCCGGAGACACGTTTTGTCGCTCTCGCATAGGCCGCTGCCGCAGCGTCTCTTGCGACATGGCGCGGATAGGCTGCATACCATTCTGCAAATCCTTCCGGTTCGTTTTTGAGTTTGTGTGTTGTCGCGCGCGGTTTGTTGATTGTCGCACCGCGCACCGCCAGTTCGATTAGCCGCGGCATTTGTCCTTTAAGATGTTCGCGAAGCGCCGGCAAACCTTCTGGGCCAAGATCGGATAGGCGTTTGGCTTCTGTGGCAAAGTCGGAATCGATCATGCGGCCCTCGAAACTGGTTCGCGGCGGTTAACGCGAATTCTGTCTTTCGGCCATGCAAGTTTCAAATGACCAATGACACGGCGACCGCCAATTTTCACACCAAAATCTTCATCCGTGATCGCGCCGCCAACGATTGAAGAGAGAATGGAATAGCATTCTGGGAAGCGGGAAAGATCGCCAGCACAGTTATTGCGTTTCAGGTTTGGACACTTTTCGAGAGCAAGTTCGGCACATTTGCGATGCACGGGCGATTCCGTCGTCATGTACCAATTCTCCCGGTACTCGCCGAGGCCGAACCACCAGCGGTCATCCGGTTCTGTAGGTTCTCCGCAAACAGTGCAAAGCATTTGCGCGATTGATCGACGTTGGCGGACCATGTGGGGTTTGGCAAAAATTGGATGTCCGATACCAGGCGAGTGCGGCATCCATAACGCCAACGCTCCGCCGACCCATCGGCATGGGCGGATTTCATACCGCTGTTCGCTCGACCATCCTGCATTCCATGGAACATCTAAACCGATCATGCTATAACCCTCGGAAAGCCATTGTGCTCAATGCCGTCCAGCTTGCGACCGGCAGCTTTCTTGCCAACACGGCCCATTTGTTGGTTGTCATCGAAAACATAGGCGCGGTCGCCACGCATGCATCGCAATGCCGGTTTAGAGTCTTCCTCCAGTACCTCCGGTGGCGCGTACTCACCCCATTGCTTGAAATGAAACGGGACGCCCGCTGCCGCGCATTGATCACGAAGCGAACGCGCCCAATCGGGATGCATCGGTCTGGCATGCGGTCCGCTTTCACCCCCACACACAACCCAATCCACGCCTACCTGTTCTGTAATGTGACTTCCGATCAGTGCGTCTGGAATTGTCTCGGTCAGGTCAATCGGTCCCAGCATAGGTTCAATCGACAATCCCCGGCGCCGTGCGGGCGTATTCAAGAGGCGAGGAACATCTCGATCTGCTTCCTCCTGATTTACGACCGTGGCGATCAATACGACATTGTCGTATCCGTCACCCCAATCTTCCGGCAACATGCGAGCCGCATTGATGATGCGTTTCGTCACGATCAGCCATTCGAGATCAGGTGTTTCGCGGATTAGATTCCATAGCCGGTCACGCACACCTTCCGGCCAACGTTTATCGAATACATCGGCCAGCGAGGCACAGAATACGCGACGCTTGCGACCATACTTGGCGTAAAATGCCGCCGCATCGCGCTGCCATTTGACAGGATCATTCCATGTCTTTGTGACGTGGCGTTCGCCCTCATCACCCCAAATAACAACCTTTCGGCGCAGCGCAAAATCGCGTTCAGCATAGCAATGGTCGCAACCTGGCCCAACTTTCGTGCAGCCGATGACGGGATTGAATGTGGAATCTGTCCAAGAGATTTCGGTTTTCTCAGCCATCAAATCTCTCCCGTTCCATCACAGTCAGGACAATCGGTTATGCCAGTGCAGAAAAAGCCCGGCGGCACCGTTAGTGGATTCACAGTACCGCGACCGTTGCAGGTCGGGCATTTGAAATCCTCGCCGTCATCTTCGAACGGATCGTCGTCATCGCCCATGAGAAAGCCTCTTCTTTTGCGATTGGACTGTAGGTTTGGAATTGAACCAAAGTCTCCGGGTCCACAACCCGGCGCTCTCACCATCTGAGCTACCCACGGACAATTTTTCCATATTTGGCGACCACGAAGTCATCGATGAAGCCGAAGTCCGGTTTTTCGGGAAGCGATGATCGTTCCGAAGCCGATTCGACTTCGACTAATAATCGCTCAATTTCTGCGGCTACGGTCGCATAAGGCAATTCCCCCTTTTTGATCGAAAGAATATGCGCGGCGTTGGGAAGTGGAAAAGTGACATTTCCCGTTTCAAGCAATTCGATTGCTTCTTGCGCTACACGAACGGCGTGAGAAAGGGCTTTCCAATCGATACCGTTTTGCTGTTCGGCAAGTAACGCGCGCGCTCCGTATTCTTTGAAAATCTTGTCGCAGAGGTCAAAGCCTACCTTGAGATGAACGCTGTACGGAATCTTGCGACCGCACACTTCAAAATGCCGTAATGCCTGCCCCGCGCTTTCCATGTCTATGAGCGCAGAATGATCAGGATTTTCACGCACAAAATTTTCAAACTCCTGCGCGCAATCCTTCAATTTCGTGTGCCAGCCCTTTTCATCTCCAAGCCGCTCCAAAAGCGTTCTGGCATTTCGCATCGCAGAAACTCTGGAACCTTTGATGCCGTACTTGTTGGCCTGTTGGCGACAATATCCGACAAACGCAGCACTCTTTTTCGTGAGCAGTCGATGCTTATTTTCCCTGATCTCCCGCCAGCAGTCGGATGTTTCAAGAATTGCGTAGTCGGGCGCGAATAGCATGTCGAGCGCGACCGTTTGTCCTTCTGCGAGCAAGCCGAGATAGCGTTGAAGCGAGAACTTTTCTTCCTCGATTTCGCCGGCGTAGTTCTTTTCGCCCTGATCTTTGGGACGCTGCGTCGAAGTCGATCCTTTTGCGCGGCCAAGCAAGATGAGCCGTGATTCTGGGATATGAACGCTCTTGAAGTCTCGATCCGATTGCTGCGTGTCGGTGCCATAAAGATGCGAGCCGAAAATCATGCGCGTGACAATATTCATTTCATTTGTTCCTTTGTCGCGTAGGCCATGATGTCGGCCTGACTATCGTCCCATCCTGTCAGCTTTGGCGCGTCATTTATCGTGCCGGTGGCAAAGATCACTATATCACCTGGTACAGACGATTCCTGCCACGCATGATAATCCCAATTCCGATGCCAAAAATCCGGGTTGCCCCAAATCTTTCGTGCGTTCCAAATTCTATCGTCCTTGAATCCCACAAAATGCAACGCCATGACTTTCAAACCTTGTTATGCCAATATCCACCAGCGCGATGGAGCAGCCCGGTAGCTCGTCAGGCTCATAACCTGAAGGTCGGCGGTTCGAATACGCCTCGCGCTACCAATTCTCCATAGCTCCACCGCTTTCCGGACTCCGAATGCGTCACAACGATTTGTTTTTCTCAGATCGCATTCGAGGAATTTCCTCTTTTTCGGCAAACCAGCGAAACACTTTCATTTCCATAATTTGGCCGACCATCTCAGCGGCTTGCTTTTCATGCGGTCCAAAGATCAATGACCGAGGAATCCATCGCCGAACACCATCGCCGCAAAGAACGAATATGGCACCTTTGCCGCGAGGGGCCGCAACGATGTCAGCACTGATAGAAACGTAATCTTCGTCGCCCATAGCTACCTTCTAAATTTTTCCCGTGCGTCTACTTCCGTTTAACTCCCCTGGCCCATGGCCTGAGCGAGGTTCGTTAGACGGCACCTTGAAAGCGTTGAAACTAAAATTAGCCCTTTCAACACCTTCAATCCGCTTTCAAACCACTGTTTACCCCGGCGACCGTATCGTGGCCCATCCGCTCCCCTGCCCGAATCTACGGGCGTCAGGGGGTAAGTGAGCCGGGTATATTCCTCAGCGCGCGGGCGCAGTCGGAGGGGCGGAAGTCCCGTGTTTCTGTCCTGAAACGGCGGACAGGCTTACGGGGAAGTTCCCCCAATGGCTATTCCGGCAAAAGGGGCCGGATATTCCCGTTGAGGACAAATCGGCTTGCGATGGGGCAGCAATCGTGACATAAAGGGGCTTCCCGTGTTTTTGCCCCTCTGCATGGCGTCGCAAGCCCCGCCGGATGCCCTCAAGCAACGGCGGGGTTTCGCTTTCCAAAGCCCTTCCTTCAACTCAATCGGCATAGCCGGGTTGTTTGGGAGGGACAGGAAAAGCGTAATAATCATGCCGCAGCGCGCTCCGCCTTGGCCTGTTTTTTGGCTTCGATCCGCGCACGAATTTCGACCGCACGGGCCTCTCGTTCGCCAAGCCGTTTGATGGCATGAGCGGCCTGATCTTCGGTGACGGTACCGTTTGGCCCTTCAAAGCTGAATCGGGCCGCGCCAAGAGTACAGCGCGCCAGATATGCTCGGCGGTTAGTGAGCCAGCCTAACATTGCCTGCATGACGCCGTAGTTGAGATCGGGATGGGCAAGGCGTAGTTCTTTGCGAAAGCCAAGCCAGAACGGCTTGGGTGCTTCAAGCGAAAACATGCCTGGATGCGCAAATTCAAGCTGAGCGCGCATTTCCCGCATTAAATGATAGAGTTTCGATGCCATAACGCCTCCGGTTTCAAGGCCGATTTGGCGCATGGAGTTGACGCAGACCAGCGGAATCGCTAGATAATCTGCACCTACCCGATGGGGTTACATCGGCTGCCCCTGCCGGTCTTGACAACCGCGCGGGGGATTTTGTTTTTGGGGCGAACCCCCTTCCAACGCAGCAAGATTGCGACGGGTCGGAATTTTCCGCAAGTCCCTAACTCTAGCGTCCGCCACACAGCGAATCACACTCTGTTGGTGTCAAGATGGAACGGGCGGGGAACGGGAACCGACGCGAAAATATCGGCACATAGGCCCTTGACGGTAACGGGCCATTGGCCCTATATTCTTCCTTGTCAGGGCAATGAAGCCCGCCAAACGGAGTTAGACAAATGGCCTGGATGAACCAAGAGAAAAAAGCCCTTATCGCCGCTGAACTCAAGAAGGTCGTTCCGGCCAATTGGAAATGGACCCTTTCAGTCCGCCATCATTCCACGATCGTCATGACGATCCGCAGCGCGCCGGTTGATCTGATTGCCAAGATCAACGAGGCCCGCACCGAATATAAGGCCGAGAATGGCCATGCGAATGTCAATCATCACAATATTGACCGGGCCTTCACGGACAAGGCAATGGTCGAGATTTTCTCAAAGATTAGCGCCGCGCTCAACAGCGGTAATCATGATCGCAGCGACATCTCGACCGATTATTTTGATGTTGGTTGGTATGTCGATCTTCAGATTGGTCAGTGGAACAAACCATTCATTTTCATCCGCGAACAGCAGAAGGAGGCGGCATGAACGCCGCCTTCGGCGGCGGGACGGACATCGCCCGCCGCAAGACCGTTCAGGATTTGGTCAACCAACGGAACGCTGCACTGACCGCTTTTGGGGAAGCGCATTCCTGTGTTCTCACTGCGGAGGCGTCTCTCACACTGGCTTGTAAGGCATCGCACGACGCCTGCAATGGCGTGAATCGCTATAACTTTCACCAGAAGGACGAGAAGACCCACATTCTTCGGAGCATCAATATTCCGGAACGCTCCGATTATCTGGCGCGCGTTCGACGCATGGTGGACACGGATTGCTGGGCGCACGTCATCACGCTCACCGATCTTGAAACGATGATGGATAAGACGGCGAAAGATCAATTCAACACGCAGCTTTTAGCCGACCCTCCGGAATTCACCGAAGATAACGTAATGGCCACGCTTCAGCAGTTTATGGCTGACGCCGGAACGATATTTAAGCGTGGGATTGCTACCTGCTTTTCAAAGCTGGATCGTCGATTCCGTTCACATGATGGCTGGAAACTTGGTAGCCGCATCATTCTGACTTACGTGTTCGATGGAAATGGCTGGTGGAATTATCACGGCAATCACCGCGACACATTTCAGGACATCGAGCGCGTATTTTCCGTGCTGGACGGCAACAAACCGGGATATTGCACACTCAACGCGGCGCTCGAAGAGGCGCGAGGGAAGCAGAAGTTTGGTGCGCGGCAAACAGAAGTGGAAACGGATTATTTCCTTGTGCGGAAGAACGGAAATGCCCACGTCTGGTTTAAGCGAGATGATTTGCTGGGAAAAGTAAACCAGCTTCTCGGAGAATATTATGGGGCACCGATCCCTGAAGAGTGCGAAGCCGAAACAGATCCTTTTGCTGAAGTGAAACACACTCCGGCTAAGCGCTATGGGTTTTTCCCAACACCGCAAACTGCTGCGGAGATATTTCTGCGGGATCGCTGGTTTTGGCAAGAATCTGGCGAAGCATCATTGCGTGTTCTGGAACCATCTGCCGGCACAGGCAATCTTGCGCGCGCGGTTTTATGTAAGCCGTCGAGAGATCAGCATAGCTATCCGGAGCGCCTGACGGGCCGCCCGGTGGTCGATTGCGTAGAAGTGCAGCCAGCGCTTGCGGACGCTCTGCGCGCCGAAGGCGTTTACGGACGCGTTCATACTGCAAATTTTCTGAAACTCGATCCAACGGCAACAGGGCTTTACGATCGGATTGTGATGAATCCCCCGTTTGATCGAGAGCGCGATATAGATCATGTCATGCACGCACTGAAGTTCTTGAAGTCGGACGGTCATCTTTCCGCGATCATGTCTGCTGGGACTGAAGTGCGCAGCACCCGCAAGAGCGAAGCGTTCCGAAATCTGATGAACAGCATGGGAGCGGAGTGGCGCGATCTCCCAGCTAGTAGTTTTTCTAGCGTAGGAACCCACTGCAATACGGGAGCGCTTTACGTTTGGAAGAACGGCACCGGACGAAGCAATCGGTATGGCCGTGATCCATTTCCAGAGAGGAAATAAAAATGAGCGACAACGCAATTACGGGGAAACAATTTAAGGCCAAGCGACACAACCTTGGCCTTTCGGCGGCAGAATTGGGCAGTATCCTCAATACCGACCCTCGGACGATTCGGCGCTGGGAAGATGAAGATAGTGCTAGTGGACGTCCGCCGAATCCTATCGCTTGCCGGGTTCTCGAATGGCTGTTGGCGGGTTATCGACCGCCAGAATGGCCGATCAAAGCGGATTAAGAATTTGGCGGCGGTTCCGGCATCAATTCCAGCACCGTCCGCTGCGCATCCACCCAAGCCGCAACTCTTACGATAGCGCCTATTAAGCTTGCTGGCGGTCCCGAATTCTCGCCTTCCGCACGGTTCTCGCCCATCGATTCCGCTAACGCCGTGACGCTCTCGCCATGCTGGAGCAAAAGCGAAACCAAGATACATGCGTCCGTAACCAGCGCCGTCATGTCCACGCCGGTTTTCCCGCTGGAGCAGAATACCTCCATCACCCGGCCATCCTCGCCAAAGCCAAATCCCACCAAGAATTCGTGGTTGCCATGCTGGACAACGTGGGTTTCGCTGCGGCGCCAGTTGGGGAGGGGTTGGCGGGTCACCGTCCCGCTCCATATTCCAGCAGATCGGCGGCGTGTTGATCGGATTGTGCTTGTGCTAGGGTTGGGCGGTA